CATTGGACAAGGGTTTCTAGTTGTTCGCTGACTCAACCAACGTCGTATTTCTCCTTCATTAAAATTATTATGACATCGTGAACAACTCATATAACGCATTCCAGCAGTTATATTTTCTTGTGATATATAACATATTATTTTATCACTATCTGTAATTATTTTATATATAGTGTTACTAGTTGGAAGTTGAGTTGGATTATTTGTTTGAGGACTAAGGATTTGTGTTGAATTATGCGTTGCGTTGTAAAGTCCATTTTCTTCGTATTCATAGTATAAATTACCACTTGAATATGAATACGCAAACCCACACATACCACCCATAATTTTAAACACATTTGAACCTAGACTATAAATACATATTTTAGTATTTAAAGTATCTAATTTTATAGTAAACACAGCAGAATCAATTCTAGTTAGATTTATTGACCCCTCAAAATCTTCAGGTTTTTTCCCTCGGTGTGATTTGTCAAAATTCATCGGTATATATAATAATTGTTTACTTATTTTAACGCATTTTGTTCTTAAAAAAAAACGGTTATAAATAAATCTAGCATTCAATACATTTAATACTAAACTTATTTCGTTTATTTCATCCACGTTTTCACATTCAATATAAAACCCTTTATGTATGCCCTCAAATGGAACTTTATATTTAAATTCATTTCTTGGATTTGAAGAAGTTATTTCAATAGAGTTCAATTGTTGGACTAATTCTTCATGGGGATTTTGAATTATTTGATTTCTAATTTCATTATCATAATAAATTCCTTTTGATATTAATTTACAAAAGGTAAAATTTGTTCCCGCGTTGGTTAATTTAAATTTTATATCATGATATCGTAAAGCGATTAATTTAATTTCATCGAAAAACATTTGAAATGGTATTTCTACATATATTTTATTATCACATATTTCATAATTTTTCAAATGTAGCATAAAACGTAAAGGTATGCTTAATAATACTGCGTCGTATGCCACCATATCCAAACTAATTTTATGACTAATTGTCTTAAAATCATTGATGCTAATATTTGGTGATAATTCAAATTCCAAATATTCTGGAATTTTAACATCACAATCCGTTGTCATGTTAAGAGAATTTTCTTCAAAATTTTCTGTAAAATATTTTATTGATAAATTACGTGGTATATAAGCATTTTGGGTTCCATAAGCTACTAACTGAAGTAATGCCATATTTTATTTGAATAAGTACATTTAAATTGTTTTCATAATACATTTTTGCTAACTATATATATATATAATGAATAAGAAAATGGAAAATGGTTTATTTATATTTAGACGAGATTTAAGAATTGTAGACAATAATGGATTAAACTTTCTCTCGGAACTATGTAATAATATATATACAATTTTTATTTTTACACCTGAACAAGTTGGTTCTGGCAATAAATATAAATCGGATAATGCGGCGCAGTTTATGGTGAAATCTTTAGAAGACTTAGCATCTGAGATTAGAAAGGAAGGTGGTAAGCTTCATACTTTTTATGGACATAATGAAAAAGTGATTGCCGATTGTATTAAGACTTGGGATATCAATGTTGTTGCGTTTAATTTAGATATTACACCTTATGCTCGTGTTAGGGATGATAAAATAGTCAAAATGTGTCAGAAAATGAAAGTATTTGTGACTTATGACCACGATTATTACCTTTGTAATCCTGGAACAATTAAGACTGAAACAGGCCTCCCATATCAGAAGTTTACACCTTTTTATAACAAAGCATCTAAAATAAAAGTTCAACCACCAGCAAGTAAAAAACATTTACCTCTTAAAAATAAAGAAACACACGTTCCTAATAAAATAACATTAGAACAGGCTATGAAGAAGTTTGTAGGAAAGGAAAACCCTGACATTTTGGTTCACGGAGGACGTCAAGAAGCGTTGAAAATGCTATCTAAAGCGGTAAGAACTATTAAAAATTATGACGCTATACATAATGATTTAAATAAAAAAACCACAGAATTAAGTGCGGCAATCAAATTTGGCTGTCTCTCTATTAGGGAAGTTTATAAGGCTCTCCACAGCAAAACTGGTCTCATTCGCCAACTATACTGGAGGGATTTTTACGCTAATATACTATACGAGTTTCCACAAGTTTTAGGTAAAAGTTTAAAACCAAAATATGATAAAATAAAATGGCACCATAATAGTAGTTGGTTTAATGCTTGGTGTAAAGGTGAAACTGGCTTCCCAATTGTCGACGCAGGTATGAGGCAAATGAACGCTACTGGTTATATGCATAATAGAAGTCGTTTAATTGTTGCGTCGTTTTTAGTCAAGACCTTATTAATAGATTGGAGAGAAGGTGAAAAATATTTTGCTCAAACTCTTACTGATTACAGTCCAGAAAATAATAATGGTAACTGGGGGTGGGTTTCTGGTGGAGGTGCTGATTCTATGCCTTTCTTCAGAATTTTCAATCCTCAGCGCCAAGGGGAAGAATGGGACCCTAAATGTGAATATATAAAAAAATGGGTTCCTGAATTATCTTCATTAGAACCAAAAATAATACACAATTGGCAAACAGAATATGTTAATTATAAAGATATTAAATATCCAAAACCTATTTGTAATTACGAAGAACAGAGAGAAAAAGTTTTAAAAATGTATAAGGATGCTTTATATTAAAATATTATAAAACCTTAATTGAATTAAAATAAAAAATTGATATTTATAAATTTACATAAATATATCAATATAAATACATATAGAATGAGCGTCGATACTATTGAAAATGAATTATTACTCAATGAGTTTGAAAAAAAATTAGAAAATAATGAACATAAAGATTTACTAATTAGTATATTACATTCACGATTGAATGGAGATTTTGATATTACCTCGCTTGTTAAAGAAGATTTTATTTCATTTAATTTTAAAAATAAATTAAATGAACGACAAATATCGGTGTTAGAAATGTTTGGTGATTATTATTATTCGAAACCATTAGTAAGTATTGAATATATGAATATTATTGGACCTATAGTTTCTGAAATAGAGAAAAATTATACTACTTTAAAAAAATTTATGCTTACTGAACCTACTAATTTTAAACAATGTATACTTAATATACATAAGTATTCAGAAAATGAACATAAATTAAATAAATTACTTGAATTCAGTTTGATTTGTAATAAATTAGACATTCTTGAATCAGAAATTGTAAAAACTTATAAACATATATTGCCTACTGATTTCAAAATTAAAAATTTAATAGATATTGATAAAATAATTACTACAAATAATCTAATTACTTTTACAGATTATTTCCATATAATAGAAAGCTATATTGGGTCTTTATATAGAAAAAATATTAATGAAGAATTTATTCAACAGTTATTAAATAAAAAAACCGTTTTGAATAGATTATTTTGGATTGTTTACGCTGACGATTTTAAGTTTATTGATAACGTCCAACGAACTTATTTAATTGATATTGAATGTTTTGAAGAATTTGAAGAAAGGATGTATGAGTGTTCTAATTTTAACACTGAAAATTGTATTATGATGGATGATGGAAGTGTTCAAGTAACTAATTCTAATATGTTAGAAATTTGGATTGAACAAATGAACAAAATAGAAAATAACGTTGTAAATTTTTTGGAAGAAAAAGCACAAACATATGATAATACAATCGATAATCAAATTGTTAAAAATAGACTAAAAGAAGAATTAGAAAATTATTTAAGGTTGAATGTAAAAGATGATGAAGAGCGTGAAATATATAGTTCATTCTTTGAATTTAATATCGCAACTATAATCCTAGGAAGGAGTCTAACAATGTTAGAAGATGTAATAACAGATGTTATCAAAAATAACTGCTAATTTAGCAATATTATTTATCAATTCCGACGCATTTTGAAATATTATGAATTATTTTATCTTCTTTTTCCAAATCGTTATTACCTAATCCACCCATAGCTTCAATAACCATTTTATCATATTTATCAGAAATTTTTGACGACGAGTTTTTATACTCAGGATATTTCTCTCTAAACTCAGGTAATAATCTTATATTTTTGTTCGCAATTTGCTTTATAGCTTTTCGTAGTTTGCTTTTATTTTCATCAGCTTTTTCCCATTGATTTTCATCTTTAATATACATTGTTTCCCTTTTTTTATCAGTACAATGAACTGGTCTTTGAGTTACATCTAATGCCTTTAAATTTGAAGTAATAATATTAGAAATTCCATCTACATAACTTAAATCGCCAAATTTCTCCAAATCAGATAATTGAAGTTTTATGGAATCAACGAAATCCATAATATTCATAGCATCTTTACACGTTTCATTTAAGAAAAACTGTAAATTAAACGTTTTATTATTATTCATACAATTAGTATTAGTATTAGTCACATTATTTGTTCCATTCTCTAAAACTTTCATCATCATGTTTTGTTGCTCCATAATAATACTTTTAAATTCGGAATTTTCTTTAATTAAGAACATAATCAGTTCATCTTTATCTTTAATATTTTTAGCTATTTCCTTAATATCATTTTTAAGGTCTTCTTGGTTTTTATTAGGACATTTTTTATTATGTTTCCATAATCCAGGTGATGTTTTAAATTCTTTGTTACATTTTTGACATGTAAATTTATTGGAGCATAATTTTGGCATAAAAGCATTTCCTAAAATTTCCATTTTATTTCCATTCAGACTCTTCGCGTGTTTCAGTGACATTAAATGGTTGTCATAGCTACTTTTTTTAGATGTTCGATAGTCACAATTTTGACAATAAAATTTAGGGCATAATTTTGGCATAAAAGCATTTCCTAAAGTTTCCATTTTATTTCCTTGAGAAAATATTTTTAAGTTTTTTTATAAAAAATTTATAATCACAAAAAAATTTTTTCAATTTAGTTTATTACGATAATTTTTCAACATCGTAACAAAAAAATTTCGTCAGTAAGGACTATTTTCACTTTTCATTTTTGGACATTTTTTTTGTCCATTTTTAAAAAGTTCAGATACTTTTCATTTTTTGAATTGATTTTTTTTCGCTTCATGTGTAGGAAAATTTTTTGAGACATTTTATAGAAAATCTGCGAAATTCCCTACATTATGTAGTGTCCGTCATGCCTTCATATGTAGGGCAAATTTTTTCGTATATTTATATTAAAAATTATCTACAATTTGTAGAAGAAATTGAAATTTAGTGTAAGTTATTTATATTATTTTTAATTGTTAATTTAAAATAAATGACTGAACCGAATATTTTATACACTAAAGAAGACTTTACTTTTTATAAAAATACAAAAAATAATTATAGTTTGTCTTTTTCAATGCGAAATAATAATATGATTTTATCAAAAATTATTGACTTTAATTTAGTAAAACTTATTTATGATTTAAACAATGATATATATGAAAAAGCAAATATACAGATTATTAATGAAAATGAAGCCATTAGTAATCTTTTAATACGAAATTTATTTGAAGAAATCGGATTACCCCAATTATTTTCTTATGTTCATATGAGTAAAATTGTAAAAGATAATCAAATAAAATTTGTCTTGAAAAGTATTAAAGATAAAATACCTGATGGAATGCCTTCAGAAGCTAACTTATTTCCTATTGAAAATATGATTTGTGACTGTGATATCGTCGACCAACATACAATAAAATTCACATGTAATATTATTATTGAAAATACACTGTTAATCCCGCAGATATCTGAAAAATTAATTGGAATAATTATTTTTAAAATATTTAATAGGGTAAAACAATTTATAGAAAATGTTAGGATGTAATATAATAATGTTTATGAAAAATATAAAATCAATAAAATTTTTATTGAATGTTTTTTTTATTTTTATAACAGAAGGACTTATTTATGCTTTTTTTCAAGATTATTCTTTTTTTATTAATAGATTATCAATGAGACTAGCATCTATTAATATATTATATGTTAAAATATTTCAAGCATGTGCTTTAAATAATAACTTAATTGACGACAATATAAATAATGAAATATTAAAATTTACAGATAATGCACCATGGAATTATTCTGATATAAATTTAGCAGAATTAGTTAATATAGCAGATAAATATGAATTATATCTTAAACATGGATATGAAGTACCTATTAATTCAGGAATGATATCATTAGTATTTAAAGCATATAGGAAAGATGATATACTTAAGCCTGTTATAATTAAAATGAAACGTAAAAATATCCAACAAAAGTTGGACGATGCTATAGATAATTTATTATTTTTTATGTACGTTATGTCATTTATACCTATCATAAATAAATATCAATTGGCTGAAGTTGTTAATAAAAATATTGACATCATTAGACATCAGACAAATTTCTTAGAAGAAATAGATAATATGAATACAATTAGAGAGAATTGTAAATATTTAAAGTATGTAAAAATCCCAACAGCAAATCGCAAAGTTACTGAAGAACATCCTGATGTTATTTTGATGGATTATATTGAAGGTTTGAAGATTAGTCAAATTAGTCGCGAACATTACGAATCATTCGCTAAATTAGTCGTCAAATTCGGTATAGTTACTACTTTAATACATGGCGTTACACATGGCGATCTACATAGTGGAAATATTTTATTTATAGAAGACCCAAATGACGTTAAATATCCTCATAAAATTGGTATAATTGATTTTGGTATTATTTATAATGTTAATTCTCAATATAAAGAATTATTACTGGATATTTTAATCCACGTTTTTGAAAATACACCACGCGAAACAGCTATTAATCTATTAAATTCTGGTGTTATTGATCCTCCTGGTATTTTACAAAAAATCCCAAAAATAGATTATGATAATATTGTTACATTTGCGGAAGAATTAATAACTGAAACTATTAATACATCTAAAAAAGCAAATCAATTACAAATCTATAAATTTCTCTCAAAATTTAAAGAATATTTGTCCAAAGATGAACTTAGTAATATTGGCATAAGACCAAGTGATGATTTTGTTAAATCACAGTTAGTAATAGCTATGGCTCACGGTGTAACATTAACACTATGTAATAACGATTTTATATCATTGATGGATAAATCAATTAACGAGTTGTTTCCCACAAAAATTATGATTCATTAAGCATTCATTCTTATTCGTATACTTTTAACTATATATTATTAAAACTATATAAATATATAGACTTATAATATATACCCTACATAATCTATTCTTTAAAATGCAAGTTAGTATTAATGATGTTTATTATGAATTTATTCCTTCAAATATACATAATATAGATAATATTAAAAAAGACAAATTAATCCTTAAAAACGATATCTATGAGAAGTATAGCGCTACTGCTGAGATTGATGGAGGATTAATTGTCTGTAATGATGTCAATTTAATGAAACGTTTTAAGAAGAAGATTATCAAAGAGACTTATGACAGTTATCTAAGATATATTGTAAAACGAGACCCTAAAAAAGATCAATGGATATATAATATTATAAATGGAACATCAGAACAAGATTCTATTTTATATAGAGATGAATTATGTATTGTTGTTCCGACTTATATATGGGATGGAAAAAATACAGAAACTATGCATTTATTATGTATGCCGGTTGATATCAGTTTACGTTCAATACGTTCATTAAATTCGTCACACATTCCATTACTAGAACATATGAAATGTGTGACTTTAAATGTCATAAAATCTAAATATAACATTGATGAGTGTTATGTTAAAATGTATTTTCATTACGAACCATCGACATATCATTTACATATACATTTTGTTAATATAGCGAATAACCACGCTCGTTCATCTGTCGAGTATTCGCATGACTTAAATAATGTTATATTTAACTTATCAATTTGTGACGATTACTATCAGAGGGCTATTTTAAATAAAAGAATATAAAATTGAAATGAATTAAATAGTAAGTTATATAATTATAAATGGAATCAGAAGTATCAACAATGAACCCGACTTTTATATTTGTGGATGGAAGTTATTACTGTTTTTACCGTTATTTCGCTTTATTACAATGGTGGAAAAACGCGTATCCTAATGATCCACTTGATGACCCATACGAGAACGAAAAATTTGTTGAGAAATTTAAAAAAACATTTGTTGATAATTTGGAGCAAATTCCTAAAAAACTTAAAATCCATAAAGAACCAACAAAACCTATCTTAATTGTTGGTAAAGATTGTAAACGCGAGCATATTTGGCGAAACGATATATTCAAAGATTATAAGGCAAATAGAGCAAACGGTGCGGAAGATGGTTTTATGGGAGGTCCATTCTTTAAAATGGCTTATGAAGAGGAACTTTTTCAAAAAGGAGGAGCTAAAGCTATTTTAAAACACCCTCGTTTAGAAGCAGACGATTGTATTGCTATTTCAGTAAAATATTTGCTTGATAAATATCCAACATGTAAAATTTATATTATTACTAGTGATAGAGATTATCTACAATTAAACGCGCATAATGTAGATTTATACACACTTACCTATAAAAATTTAGCTGAAGGTAAAACATCTACAGGAAATGCGCAAGATGATTTAAAAATCAAAATTCTTATGGGAGATACAAGCGACAATATTCCCTCTGTATTTCCTAAGTGTGGACTCAAAACTGCGCAAAAATGTATTGATGATGAAGAGTTCTTTAAAAAGAAAATGGATGATAACCCTATATATTATGAACAATATAGATTAAATGAACAACTTGTTAGTTTCGATAAAATACCAGCTAATTATGTTGAAGAATTTATGGCCACAATAAAAAAATAAAAAATAAATTAATGTAAATTTGTAAATTTTTTACATATTTATAAACAAATCATCTTTTATAAAATATGCTTCTCCTTCTCTCGTCCATTGTACTACCATAGTAATAATTTCTACTCCTGATTTTACTGCTTCTTTAAACGCTTCTCTATATTCAGGATCAATAATAGATGGTTGAAAACGATCGACATCTGTTCGTTGTATTACATAACACATAATACAACGCACTTTAGACATACGCTTAATCAGAGCTAGTTCATTAATATGTTTCAAAGCCCGCGGACTTACTGGGTCTGTGGTTTTTTTACGGTAACCGTCTGGAAAATACGCTACCTTTGAATTTATATCTCTGTCATTAAAACACATTTTTTTACGTTCTTTTGATGTAACGTCTTCATAATCAGCAAGTGGCACATTTTTAACTTCCATTATAAAGCTAACACCGTTTTGGTCTATTCCAGTGAAATCAAACCTCGAATCTACAAGACCTTCTGCGTAAATTTTAGTTTCTTTCCTATATGACTTAACATTCATTAATTTAGATAGTAAATTATTTTTTAAAGCAGATTCGGTTAGAACTTCTGCCAATTTAGGATTAATTCCGACGATCATTTCAGTATCTCTCTCTCTAATAATTGAGAGATAAACCCTATATTCGCAACAAACTTTATTAGATTTTTTAGTTTTAGGAACAGGTCCCATTAATATAGACGCGCCTACATCCGCCAATCCACAACAACCTAATGATGCTGTATGACCTAATATCATATCACTTGTAGAACATATTTTAATATCAGCAACATAAGGTGTCTTGATGAATCTGGACGGGCGTTTAATAACTTCACCCTCAATTAAATCGTTTAACTTAAGAATTAATGACATTTTCTGTTATAATTTAAATATATATCATTTAAAATTTCTCAATTTTAAATTTAATTAGTATTTAAATTATATAGTATTATATTAGTATGAGTAAAGAAGAGAATGCTATTTATCCAGAACAATTAAATATAAAAATACGAACAAGTATACCTGGTTATCAAAATATCGAATATAAACCATCGATGACTATTAAAGAAACTACTGAGAAAAATGTTTATTTTAATCCTTTAATAAAACTCAATCAATCTACAATAAATAAAATACCAAATGAGTATAAAATTAAAGAATTCTTTAATAAAGATTTATTCCAATCATTGATAAATTATAACGGAGGAAAAAAAGCTGAAAATCTTGTACAAGCAACTCGATACGGATATGTAGATAATAATATTAAAATTACATTAAATACTATTTTTCCTGTAGGTTCAGTAATATACATTGGCGATAATCCTTATGCTATAGGAGACGTTCAATGGACTACGGGTGATTGGCAAATAAATATAAAACAAAAACCAGTAAAAATTGATTTAGATAAAGTAACTGATCAGAGGTTACATATGCAATTAGTTAGGGAAGAGATTATAAGTGGGCAGCAAGAATTACAACAATTACCTCCAGTAGTTATTACTGGTTCTAATTATAGTGGTTCATCTGTAGCGCAAGGAGTGCCTATTTCGTCTTCTAGTAATGTTCCTGCTACTTCATCTACATCTCAAGCGCAATATTCTGCTTCACCGAAAAAAATAGAACAACGAGCATCAGTTAAACCATTAGTAACTGGCGCTCCACCAAGACAAATAGAACCACCAAGACAAATAGAACCACCAAGACAAATAGAACCACCAAGACAAATAGAACAACCAAGAATAGAACAACCAAGAATAGAACAACCAAGAATAGAACAACCACAAGTTAATACAGGGTTAGAATCTGAAAATGTACAACAACTTCAATTGCCTCCTCCTGAAAGAGTTGAAGAAGTTTCACCAGAAGAAGAGAGACTTTATCAAGATTTTAAATTAGATAATCCATATGACAGTGTAGCTACTAATATATTTCAAAAATATTTTAAAAGCGAATCTTATTTTGACTTAATTAAATATATATTTTCAAATTTTCCATTAAATGTACAGAGTCAAATTAGAAAATTTTATATAGATACAACGGGTGATGTACCAAAAAGGGGGTTTTCTGGACTCAGTCCAACATCATATAAGCGTTTGGTAGAACAAGTAACAATTGTAACTAGTCCAACTAATGGAGATTGTTTTTTTAAAGCAGTTGCGGATGGAATAAATACATATAATTATGAAAATAGAGATTCAAAGTTAATATATTTAAATTACGGAAAAACTCAACTATTTACAATAAACATTTTGAGAGAAATCGTATCATTATACATAAATGATTTACCATCAGAAAAAATAGCCGATATGTTAATGTTATCAGAATTAGATTTAGAAATATTAAATAATAAATTTAAGGAAGCATTAACTAATTTAGAAAATGAACTATTAAATACAGGTTCGACGGTAACAAAAGAAATGTATTTAGAATACTTAAATAATATTTATAATTCAAATCAAAATTTTCTTATATATAAACCAAAAAATGTGCCTAGTCAGAATGATTATTATACACCTTATAGATTATTACAACGCGATGAAATACCTGATTATATTAGAAGCAGAGATTATTGGGCGAATAATGTAGCTATTGAAGCTATATGTGAAAAATTAAAAATATGTATAATTCCAATAGAAAAATATAAATATAATAGAAAAAATACAAATGAAATATTAACTAGATTTAAAACTTTATTGGTTAACAACGATTTAACAGGTGAAAGATGTTCTACTAAAACAATGTTTTTATATTATTCGGATAATCATTATGAATTAATAAAATTTAAATACAAAAATAAAGAAAGCACTAAGATTATTGGAGAGAATGGAGAAAATCTTGGAATAATAAAGAAAAAAGACTATAAATCATATACAATTTTTACAGATAATGATATGAAACCTCCAATTCATATTTTATTTTTAATTTACGGTTCAATTTATGCTCAAATGGATAATGAATCTAAGAAAAATTTCAGTATTTATAAAAATATAATGATGATGATAGATTTTTCTATTAAAAAAATTTTACATAGTATTATATCTGATAAATTTGCGAATGTTTTCGATGATTATTTTCCATCTGGTAACAAATCAATTCGAAATTTAAATGCTATAAATCAAGATGTTAATCAATTGATTGGCGGTCAACCAACAGAAAAAGGATCATCAAAACTGGCATATTCTATAACAATTGATATGGAACTTCACCCAGGAACATCATTAACACCACAACAGATAAGCGAATCAAAATGTAATACTAAATATAACGCAATAAGAAAGGCTTATGCTGAATTTACAGGAACACCTTATGTATTACCTCCTGTATATCCAGTTACTACAAAAAAAAATAAAGAACAACTTAAAGGCGGCAGAAGAAAAACCCGCAAAAATATGTAAAATTTCTATATCTATTATATGACAGATATAGAATATAAATTATTTACCTACTTAAAGAAATAATCACAGCTATCATCTTGAATGATTGTCTCATATTTAAAGTTATTATCATCTAAATAATCTTTAACTTCTTCATCATATGTATTGTAAAACTTCTCTACATCTCTCGTTAAAACCCAGAGAGAAATACTTGATGGAACCGATATAATACTATACTGATACTCATTATTAACTACTTCTCCTAATTTTATAATCCAATATGGAGAAGCTACTGGAACTCCGTCTAAATTAACTGTTAATTTTCCTGGTTCACTTGTATTTGTGTAATATGCATATCCTGATATTTGTTCTAATTTATTATTAGAATTTATTTGTGAATTTAGCACACTTACATTTCCATTTTCTAGTAAGCCGTATTGTGCTGTCAAACACTTACCATAACCTTGAAAAATAACATTTGTTGGTGCCCCATATACTTGATACCAATTCCCTAAATATTTATTTACATCTAACTCTTTAACTGTATTAGGAGACTTAGAACCCCGAAGAGTTTGACAATCACAAATTTGAGTGAACAAAAACAACAAGAATATATTAATATAATACATTGTATATTATATTATATTAATTTATTTAATATTGTTTATTATATACTATTTATATTCCTGTTGTGAATCTCTCGAAGTCAAATTTAGAATATGCTTCTTTTTGAGCTCTTAATTGTTTTTCTCTATTTGCCCTTTCTAATACAGCTACCGCTGCTGCTAACTCCGTCTCTGAAACTTTACCATCTTGATTCGTGTCTATTAATTTATGTAAAACCCTATATTTGTGAGGAACTATACACAACGAACATTCTTCGTTAAATAGATAATCCGAGAGAATAGTAAACACAGCAGTTAATCCTAACGCAGTATAAATATCACGAGTACCCATCCATGCCATAGCAAATACTAATAATTGTTTACTTACGGACCATTTCATATATTCTTCTGTTGATTTGCTAAATTGTATCTGGATAAATTTTGAGCCAACGTTGAGAAGAATCATTACTACACCTGCGAAAAACTTGCTATTATTTAAATACATTACATGATGATTCATATATGAAATACCATTTAACAAAGGCGTAAATATATTTGTTTTTCCGCCACCACGAGAACTATTCGAATTTATTTCTTGTGGAATTATTTGTTGTTGAACTGGAGCTGTTGTAGCCATTATACTAAAATAACATATTATTATTATTTAAAATAATAATATTTTTTACACTTTAATTTTTGAAAAATCTAATTTACCAAAATCACGTGTAAATGCTGTTTCTATATCATTTAAATTTGATTTAATATTATCTACCTCAGTTGATACATTAAAACCATAACATTTTTTAACGCTATTATCGTAACCCGTTATATATCCAATAAACTCAAATAAATATCTAAATGTATACCTATATATAAACGACAAAATATTACGTATAAAAGTAGGCATAATTTTATTATATATATAATTTAAACTATCTACTGTTTCTTTAATAGCATAAGTAAATATACAGTTTGGTAAAGATACTATTTTATTACTTATTTCTTTAAGTATATTGAAAATTTGAACGAAAATATTTCCTATACCTTTAAATAACGATAACAATGGTTTTATTATTGCGTTATTAAACATATCTGCTATCTGTGTGAATATTGATTTTAGTTTATCTGTTAGTATATTTATAGTTTTTTTCTCAATCTCTTTTCCCATATCATTTATTTTTGATGTAAGTTTATTATCAATATTATTTATTTCTTTTGGTATGTCTCCAACAACTTGTGTAATATCTTTTATATTACCAAACATATTATCAATATCATTTACACTAAAACCTTCTTTTTGTTTGTAAAATAAATTGTAAATTATTATTAAAAATAATAAAATGTTTAAAATAATGATAATTAAGGTTTTTAAATTTTCATTAAATTTTTTCATATATAATATACTCATTAAATTTGTTTGAAAAAATCAAAAGTATTTGATATATTATTTTTTAGATTTAATATAGGGTCTATTAATTTTCCTAATGCGTTTTGAATATTTAATTGTTCTGCTAGTTTTCTAGCCTCTTCTGCTGCTTTCTCAGCAAGTTGTTTTGCTTCTTCTGCTGCTTTCTCTGTTTGCTGTTGTACGTCTTGTGCTATATTTACGGTTTGTTTTTGTACATCTTGCGCTACATTTACGGTTTGTTTTTGTACATCTTGCGCTACATTTACGGTTTGTTTTTGTACATCTTGTGCTACATTTGATACTTTATCAACCGTTTTATTTATACCTTTAGAAATACTTTTTGTGATATTTTTAACCCTTAAACCTTCTTTAATACTTTTATTATATAATTGTGATGTAATAATAATCGTAAATATAATCAATAATGAATAAATTACAATATTTTTTAGATAAATATGATTCATTTATATTTATCTAATATTTAAAATAATGAATATCCGCTAGTAAATATTGACTTATCAGAAGGGTCTACTTCATTACCTTGTTCTCTAGCCTTATTATATACAGGAATTGAATTAGATTGTTTTCCTCTTAATATATTTAATTCTCTATCTGACGTACAAAATCCTTCTTTAGCAACATTATTTGTTTTATTATCGACATTTGTCTCGACATCTGTTTTAATCACATCTCTAACAGATTCTTCATTATAATTACCTGACATATCAATAGTATTTCCAGATATATCAATAGTATTTCCAGATATATCAATAGTATTTCCAGAAACATCAAATCCTTCAAAATAATTATAACTATAAACAGCATTGGATTGATATTGGTTAAAAGCAATTATAATAAATAATACTGCTAATAAACCAAAAAATTTACTCGTATACGAAATAAACATAATAAAACCTAAAAGAATCATACGACCTAAATGCGTTTCTGATAAGAAGTCAAATACTCTTGATTGACTTAATAATATAACTAAAATAAGAGTTAAAACAACTCCTACATTATTCTTACTAATTAACTTAAAAGTCATTATATAAATTAAAGATATATTTTTTTAATTATTTCAGTGTGTTTAGTAAATTATTATCTAAATTTTTAATAAGGATGTCTTTAGCAATGTTTGCTGCTTCAATTGATGATAATACAAATATTACATTACCTAGTAATTCAGATAATTCGGAAAATATTTTAAATCAAAAACGTCATAAAAGAACTCAGAGAAAATATCCTAAAATTGAAAATTTTGATACTAATAAAGTAAATTCTATTCTTCAACAAATTCATAATAATACTGACGATGATGATGATAAAGATAATTATAATTTTCCTCCTCCACCTGAATCGTCAGGTGTTCAAAAAACTATACCAACTAGCGAAAATAATAATGAAAGTTTTGGAGGAATGAATGTAAAAATGACTGGTAAAGCGCCTTCTCCTAATTATGAAGGTAGTGATAATTTAGACCTTAATGATTATAATAATTATGGTAATAGTAAAACTGCTGAAGAATATTATAAAAATGTTATACCTGGATATACCGTTCAGAAGAATATTGTTAATAGACCTTATTATCAATATAAGGATACAAATAATATAAGTGAGTATCAATCACCAGATGTATTATTACAAAAATTGAATTATATGATCTCTCTATTAGAAGATCAAAAGGATGAAAAAACAAATAATGTAACAGAAGAAGTTATATTATATTCATTTTTAGGAATATTTATAATTTTTATGGCTGATACATTTGTTAGAGCAGGAAAATATGTAAGATAAATATATGAGCTATGTTTGTCCTCTATGTATAATTGACCCGTCTAATCATTCCTTAACTAAATTAAAGGAAATCAATAATATTATTTATTATTATTCATGTCCTTCTGAGGCAAAATTATATTTTGATACAAATGGAATTATAAATCACTATAATGGCATACTTAGTGAAATTCCCGAAAATAAGAAATGGATTTGGATATTTGATAGTAAAAACTTCGAATTAAAGCATTTTATACAAATAAATTTGGCAATTAAATTGGCTAAGTTAATTACAAGTAAATTCTCTAAAAATTTATTGAAAATAATCATTATAAATCCTACATGTTACATATTATCAACTTATAATATTTTGCTGCCTTTTTTAACAAAAGATATAAAAGACGTTGTTGTATTTAAAAATGAATATAAAGAAATTAATGAAATACTTATAATATAATAAAATATTTAAATAAACTATTTAAACCAATCTTATTATAATAGTATATCAACATAGATATGATAAAATATTTAATCATCCATAATAAGCATGAAGGTTGTTATGATTTTCAATGTTATCAAGATGAAGCAGCCAGAATTAGATTAACATCTATTACTATTAATCCACCAAAAATATTTGTATTTAATACGAGGGATGAAGCCCAGGATTTTTTTGAAGAATATATCAACGATGTAGATTGTATTGACATTAGATGTAAAAAGGGCGACGAGGTAGAACATATTGATTATTGTACGTGTGGTATTATTGAATTAGATGAAAAGGGCGAACCTATTTTATTTTACAATAAGAGAAACCAAATTTTTTTAATGGAACATGGTCCTCAAGTATTTATTCCAGATCAAGAACTTAAGAATGATATTAGAAATTTAAATTTAACGAATCGTTTAATTCGTAAATGTAAGAGTTTAGGAAGGGAACAACGTAAAAGATATATTGAATTAGGTAAATATTGTGAGGAATGTAATGCTGAAGAGCCAAGTGAATCTGATAATGAAGATAAGAAGAATGATGATTCGAATAATATTGTCTTGAAAGAAAAGGCTGAACCAGAAGAAGTCTCTGTGCCAGCAGCTCCAGAAAAGAAAAAGAGAGTCACTAAGAAAAATTCTGCTACAGAGGATGAATCAAAGACAACAGGTGAAAAGAAAAAGGCGCCAAGAAAAACCAAGTCATCTGATGCTGATAAAAAGTAATTTAATTTATAATTAAAACTTTTTCAGGTTTAAATGTAGGATAAGCAAAATTATAAAAAAAATAAGCAGTCGGGCTTATAATTAATGGTTTGGTTTTTAGCATAATATTATTAATAAATATATTATTATGTGATATATTTTCAATGGCAGCAAAACCAAAATTATTTTCTGCCGCTATTTTCCAAAAACTTATTTTAAATCCTTGAATAAATATATCTTCGTCACAATTACATATTGACGCAAAACAGCTTAGCGCTTCTAATCCTTTCTCAACCTCAACACATGATTTTCTATAGAAATAACAGCTTTGTATTTCTTCATCACATAAGATAGCATATATAAAAATATTTTTAGTTTTTAATAATTCTAATATGTTTGCGATATCAGTTTGAATAACTATATCAAACTGTTTATTATTCGCAATAATAAAATCATGTATAAATCTGAAATTTGTTCCATTAATTTCAAATAACTTATATTCACTGGATAATTCTAAAGGTTTAGTCCATTTATCGACTGGGAAACCATAAGTCGAATAAACGCATAAAGGTATTATTCCTGTTAATTTGTCTTCCCTCTTAAAGAGTGAAACAACTATATTTTTATTGTTATATCTTTGGTTATAATGGTGCGTTTGAATTATTTGCTGCGCTAATCCTTTCTTTCTATGTAATTGATCTACGCATAAATAGTCAACATAATAAACCCTAAATTTACCGATATTTTTATGATTAATTAAAACATTCATTGGTCTTGAAGTCATCGCGCCAATAATTTTTCTATCAGTAATCATATTGCCATTTTTTAAATCGAGCATATATTCATTATTATAATAGAAAGAAATGAAGGATTTGTCATTGTGACCAATAAAATATGGAATTATATTTTCTGAGTTTGGAGAGAAGATATTATCTTTATTTTGTAAATAATTCGTTTTAATCAAGTTTATAAATCTGGTTTTTTGAATTGATGTAAGTTGTGAAAAATTTATTGTATCAATGTCTTTAAAATTTGTATATTTATTTTTTTCAGGGAGTGAATCTTGAATAATCCCAGGTGGATTTAACATATATCCAAAATCATAAACATGAAACACCGGTTGTACTACCCAAAAACCGTATTTTAAACGAATATAAATATAAATTAAAATTATAATAAGTAATCCAAAACATAATATATAAGATAAATATTCAAACATATTAATCTTATAAAATATAATTAAATGTTTATGAAAACGAGTTAGATTTTCTTAAAAAACATGTTAATTTGGTTTTGTAAAAATATATAAATATTGATATTCATAAGCGCATTTAACCATATCAACTTTGGCATGTAAAATAAATCCCGCTTCTTGAGCCATATTTACAATTGTAGGTAAATCTTCCATGTATAGAATTTGTTCTTGCTTTCTTACTTTACCGTCATTAAATTTGAATTTTTCATCAAAAATAGCAGTATTATCTGACTCACTTAATTTGAAATTAGCGTTATATACAAAGTCATTAAATGTAATTTTTGTTTTAGTAATTCTCTCTTTAGCGTATTTTTGAGGAGATACTACATATAATGGATTACCTGGAGGAAGTATAGGATCGAATTTATATTTATCAACTAAATGAACGACTAAAAATCCGCCAGGCATCAACCAATTCATACAATTATAAAAGAATCTCATTTTATCTTTCATATAATAAATTGTAAAGTATAAACATAATACATGTGTCAATGAGCTATCGCTAAACAAATGGCTATCGAGACCATCACCTACTTTGAATTTTTCAGCATTATTAGGAAATGACGATTTTGCCTTATTAATCATAGATGGAGAGATATCAATGCCAATAACATTTAGATTTTTTGCTCTAAGATTTGCTACTTGATGTCCTGTTCCACAACCAATGTCAGCAATTATACTTCTTTCATTTGGTGTAGTGCTATTTATAATATTACCAACTTCATAGTCATTTCGAATAGTATTAAATACTAAATAATCATATATATCAGCATAAAAATCATCATAAATGGAGTTGCCTTCTTTAAATAAGAATTTTGTTTGGTCAGTCCAACCTTCTTTGACTGGAGAGAATGCCCTAAAAAATACAACTACGATAAGCAATAGAGCAATAAATACAAGTATTTTGCCGAAATTCGACATTTTCTTATAACAGTTTGTTAGGGATTTTACAATTTTCATATATATGTATTGTTGTTATTTTTTTTGTATAAAATTTAAATATATGGAGGAATCCGAAATAAATGATTTAAGAGGAGAGGGTGATTTTAAAAGTTTTTCATTTTCAAAATTTAAGAAAACTGAAGTGAAAAGGGAATTGCTAAATAGTTTGATACATTCAAAAATCGAACCCGCATGTTATTGGAGTGCTGAACTTATATGCGCCGGTCATTATTCAGATTTATGGGAAATCATTTTATTATTCTTTAGTAAATTTGTACATCTAGGCAATTTAAATATTGCCATATATCTTGAAATGAGAATTAATGATTTTAAATCAATAATGAATAATGGTTACGCAGATAGAATAATAAGCTTAAGGAATAATGATAAAATAAGACAATTATTTTGTGAAATTATGTGTGTCCTATGTGACGCTAAAAGGAGACATAGTTTTGATAATGTCAAAATAAAACCAGACGATATGAATATGTTGACAATTAAAGACAAATTTAAGGCTCCAACTGCTGAATATGGTGAGGAAGTTTTGATGGTTGAAGACCCTAAAGAATTGTTTCCATTTGTAAATGAATTAGCGTATAGTGTAACTATATCTGGTAATAATCAAATGAGCGCATGTTATTGGATTGAATGGATAATTGAATATGAAAATCGTTGTAAAGCATTAAAAGAGAAGATATTTTGTGAGAGAAGGAATTTTGCGAAGGTAGATTCAAAATGTCAGAAGGATATAGTGTGGGTTATATGGGATGTATTTTTAAAAGAATCATCAAAACGTTCAAAGATAATCCAAAAATTGATGGATGCTTTAATGGCTCTATTTTGTTTAAAATATACAACAGGATGTCATAAGAAACGTAAGAATATAATGTATTTAGCTATTTCTATTTTATGTGAAAAATTTACATTAGAAAAAGAGATAATACGACATTCTCAAATAGGTTTAGTTAATACAATAAAACAAAAAATTAATTCTGTTTATGCTCAAATAAAAAAGAATGAAGAATCAACTGGAACGGAATATTTATTTCATGGTATGAAGTCGTCTAATTTGGAAAATACAATTAAGAAATTAGATGCGATGAATTCGTTTGGAGAGACATTTGTCCCTCGGCTTTAAGTAGTTGTAAATAATATATAATTTTTCATAAAACATGAAAATTTATTATATTATATTATATTATATTATATTATATAATGACTATAATTGATAATTCTAACATCAACGATTTAATATCTATGTACATTAATGAACCTGATAAGTTGCCTAACGATTTACAAGGAGTAAGGATTGGAGATTGGGATGTATCTAATGTCACCGTAATGAATAGTCTATTTAATGAAGGCATGGGTAACGCTTTTAATGAGCCATTAAATAAATGGAATGTTAGTAATGTTACTAATATGAGTGGTATGTTTTATTTAGCTGCTTCCTTCAATCAGCCATTAAATGATTGGGATGTTAGTAATGTTACTAATATGTATGGCATGTTTTATTCTGCTGAATCCTTCAATCAACCATTAAATACATGGAATGTCAGCAATGTTACTAATATGAGTGGTATGTTTAGTGACGCAAAGTCATTTAATCAGCCGTTAAATAATTGGAATGTCAGCAATGTTACTAATATGCGTAATATGTTTAATGGTGCAGATTCATTCAAACAGTCATTAAATGATTGGAATGTTAGAAGTGATGTTGATTCAAATTATTTGTTTGGTTATGATACGGGAGAAGACTCAAATAGATATCCCCGATGGCATGACAGAACAGCCGCAATAGAAGAGAGGAACCAACGAATTATAGCAGAACAACAATCACAGTCACAACGCCGTCAAACTCAACGACGACAACAGTCTACAACAGATGCACAAGAAAATCTACAACAGCAGAGACGACAACAACGACAACAACGACAACAACGACAACAACGACAACAACGAGAGCAACAACAAAGACTTACACGACAACAACAGTTTATACAACAAGAAACCGCACGAACAGCAGCACAAGTTGCGGCACAAACATATCAAGAGTCAGATTCTCCATATGATACTTGTGTTATTTGTGGTGATATTCTTGATAATGAAAATGGACCAGGATATTCACCAAAATGTACACATGATTGTAATGATGTAATTAAAGTTTGTCAAAATAATCACATGTTTCATCGTGGTTGTATTATGAATTGGTGTAACGCAGAGGAGGTTAATGTGGTTTCACAAATGGGATTTGATGAAGCATACAGCGCGATGCGAGCTCAAGAAAAGACCAATAAATGTCCAATATGCACAATGCCAATTAACTGTAATACATTCAATACATTAGAAAAAGTGAACAATGATGCTTTGCCTTTAAAAGGTGGAAGAAAACAAAAATATAATACAAGAAAACATAAAACAAGAAAGTATAAAACAAGAAAATATAAAACAAGAAAATATAAAACAAGAAAATATAAAACAAGAAAATATAAAACAAGAAAATAAAATCAAGAAATTAGATGTGATGAATTCGTTTGGAGGGACATTTGTCCATCGGCTTTAAGTAGTTTTTACATTTAAAATTGATATAAATATTATAATTTTAAATATAATAAAAATAATATGAATAATATACCTTTTGATAAATCATTTGCGTCGCATGAAAAAGCAAAATACTGGAGTAAAAAAAATACATTAAAATCTAGTGAAGTAAGTAAAGGGAGCGATAAAAAATTTTATTTTGATTGTGACAAGTGTAATCACGAATTTTTAATACAATTAAATATTGTATCAAGAGGAGGTTGGTGTAATTTATGTTCAAACAGAGTTTTATGTGATGATGAAAATTGTATTCAATGTTTTGAAAAATCTTTTGCTTCAAATGAAAAATCTAAATACTGGTCATCTAAAAATAATATTTTACCAAGACAAGTTTTTAAGTCTGCTGGAAATAAATATATATTTAATTGTGATAAATGTAATCATGAATTTAGTAGTAGTTTAGATAAAATTAAAATAGGAAGATGGTGTCCATATTGTTGTAATCCACAAAAAAAATTATGTGGTAATAAAGATTGTTTAGATTGTCATAATAAATCATTCGCTTCTCATGAAAAATCAAAATACTGGTCAAATAAAAATGAATTAAAACCCGAATTTGTTTTAAAAAATGGTGATAAAAGAATATGGTTTAATTGTGATGTTTGTCAACATGATTTTGAAAAACAAATTAAATATGTTTCCAAAGATGGTTGGTGTCCATATTGTAAAAGTTATAAATTATGTGATAATATAGATTGTCAATTATGTTTTAATCGTTCATTTGCTTCACATGAAAAATCAAAATATTGGTCATCAAAAAATGATATTTTACCGAGACAAGCAGTTCAAGGAAGTGGAATTAAATTTTGGTTTAATTGTGATATTTGTAATCATGATTTTGAAAAATCATTGAATGATATAACAGGTTATAAAGATGGTTGGTGTCCGTATTGTTGTATTCCACAAAAAAAATTATGTGAAGATAATACATGTATAGATTGTTATAATAAATCATTCGCATCACATGAAAAAGTAAAATATTGGTCTTCAAAAAATAAAGAAAACCCGAGACAAGTTTTTAAAGGAGGAGATAGTAAAAAATATTGGTTCAATTGTAATAAATGTGATTTAGAATTTGAAATGTATCCATTAAATGTGAAAATTGGTCGTTGGTGTTCATTTTGTATTAATAAAACTGAAGGAAAACTTTATAAAATTTTAAAAGAACAGTACCCATCTATATTGTATCAATATAGAGTAGAATGGTGTAAAAATACATCTTATTTACCATTTGATTTCTGTATTCCTGAATATAAAATAATTATTGAATTAGATGGACCTCAACATTTTACTCAAATTATGGAATGGAAATCACCTGAAGAACAACATGAAATTGATAAATATAAAGAAAAATGTGCGAATGAAAATGGTTATTGTTTAATTCGTATTCTTCAATCAGACGTGTTAAATGATACATATGATTGGTTTAAAGAATTAAAAGATAGCATCGAAGAATTGAATAAGGGTAATGAAATAGCAAATATTTATTTATACAAAAATAATGAATATGATGTTTTCTTTAAGTAGTTTTAAAATATATATATTCCAGACTATTTAAAGACCGCTACACTACATTATGAAGGGGTTTTCTCAAAATTCTTTAAAAATGGTCGAAAAAAGTTCACTACACATGAAGCGAAAAAAAATCAATTCAAAAAATGAAAAGTATCTGAACTTTTTAAAAATGGACAAAAAAAATGTCCAAAAATGAAAAGTGAAAATAGTCCTTACTGACGAAAATTTTTTGTTACGATGTTGAAAAATTATGGTGTCAAATTAAACGACATATAAAAATTTTATAATGACATATTTTTTTATAAAAACTTAAAGATATTTTCTCAATGGAAATAAATGGAAGTTTTAGGAAACGAGCAATCCGAAAAAAACGAGCCATTTTCTTGTAAAAATTGCGACTTCGCTTGTCGTTACATTTCTGATTGGAATAGACATATCGTTACACGCAAACATTTGACTCAGTCACCCCAGGAAATAAAAGGAAACGAGTGGCAACAAAACTCGGTTAGTTTAATGAATCCTCAAACTTTTACATGTGTAAATTGTAATAGGAATTTTCAATCATCTTCTGGATTATGGAAACACAATAAAAAATGCAATAATAATAAAAACATTGAAACCATAAAAGAACAAGCAAAATCTATTGTTGATAAAGATGAACTCATTATGTTCTTAATTAAAGAATGTACTGATTATAAAAATTTACTCATAGAACAACAAAATAAAATGTTCGAACAACAAACTATGATGATGAAAGTAATAGAAAATGGAACTACCAGTCATAGTCACAATACAACTACAAACTCACACAATAAAGCATTCAATCTACAATTTTTCTTAAATGAAACATGTAAAGACGCAATGAATATAACTGATTTTGTCGAATCTATTAAACTTCAGTTATCCGATTTGGAAAAAATGGGTGAAGTAGGATATGTAGAAGGTATATCAAATATTATTACTACAAACTTGAAGGCACTAGATGTAACACAAAGACCAGTACATTGTACCGATAAAAAGAGGGAAACTATGTACATAAAAGACGAAAATCAATGGGAGAAAGAAGATGATAATAAAACTAAATTAAGAAAAGCCATTCAAAAAATAGCCGATAAAAATATTAGATTATTACCACAATTTAGAGAGAAATATCCAAGCTATAAAGATTCATCATCAAAAATATCAGATAAATATGATAAAATGGTAGTTGAAGCAATGGTTTGTGATAATGAAAAAGATAATAAAATAATAAGAAATATATCCAATATAACTACAATTGAAAAACTAATGAAGTAAAAAATTATATTATTATTATTTATATATATGCCATCAAGAAAAAACAGAAAAAATGGAACAACTCGAAGAAGAAAACCAACAGGTTCCTCATCTTTAGCTGCGTTTCAAAAGGAGATCACTGTCGTATTTTTAGAAATATTATTAATGGTTAAACTCTATCATTGGAAAACAACCAGTTACGCAACTCATAAGGCAACTGATGAATTACATACAAAATTAAATGCTAATATAGACTCCTTTATTGAAATCTTATTAGGTAAATCAGGAACTCGTATTGACCTGATGAGCAATAAAAATATTAAATTAGTTGACTTATCTTCTCAAGAATCATTGAAGAGGGAAGTTGAATCATTTAAAGGATATTTAGTTAGTTTAAATAATAATAAAGCTATGCTGTCAATGTCGAATACTGATTTATTTAATATTCGCGATACAATTTTAGGAGATTTGAATCAATTTTTGTATTTACTGACATTTAAATAAAACTATATATGCGAATTTATAATAAAAATTAATATATTCTTTTTTATTATAAATGGATAATAATAATCTTTCTCAGACTATATTACAATCAAGCGAAGCATCAGCACCATCTTCTTTTTTATCAAGTAGTAATGATGGTGGTTTTTTTGATAATTTGAAAAATATAAATCTCACTACATGGTTATTAATTATTTTAATATTAGCGTTTTTAGGATTCAATATTTTTGTTTATTTAGCGCAAGGAACACAAACTATTACTAATATTTTTGAACCATTAATAAAGACGATATTTGGAACTGCTGCTTCTATTACAGGTCAGGCAGTAGATGTATCTGCTGAAGGAGCAAAAGCGGTTGTTGCCGGAACAGCTGGAGCATTAGAATCAGGATTAACAGCTATTCAAGATATCACTCCAAATAAAGCTCCTTCAAGCGTTGGTGGTCAGCCAGTAGAACAACCTAAATCAGATGTAGTTCAGCAATACACATTAAATAAAGTATTGAATTCCGCACAAACACAACAGAATCAACAAGATTATCAAGCACATGAAGCATCTAGTTCTCTTGGAGATACAACAGGAAAAGCTGGTTGGTGTTATGTTGGAGAAGACAGAGGATTTAGAAGTTGCGCTCAAGTTGGAGCAAATGATACTTGTATGTCTGGAGAGATTTTCCCTAGCCATGAAATATGTATGAATCCATCTTTAAGAGCTTAATATAATTTAATTGATTCTATAAATTATATTATTAAATTTAAACAATGTTATGAAATTTAAACAATGTTCATGATGATTCTGTATGTTCTATCAGCGATAGAATTAACACCCTCAACAACATCAGTTTGAGTGGCATCAGCAGAAACGGTGAGCTTAAATTGAATAGAATCTCCAACAATGAAAGGAATCTTGAACACGGGGGCAGGGTCAGCTGGGTCTGCACCGGTTGCATCACCACCAGCAACCATATAATTGTTCAAATCAGTCAAACGAGAAGCATCAAGAGAGATGATCTTGTTCAAAATAGAGTATGAAGGATGGTCGAAGGTGTTGTATTGTGTACCAGCCTCGACAAAGTCACCACCGCTAAGATCTCTGAGGGCTGCTAATGTAGTATCCAAAGCAGCTCTGGCAGCCTTATCCAAATCCTCACGAACTTCAGTTTCATTAGAGAACAAATCAACACCCAAGTGTGTGTTAAACAAGTTTTGTGCCAAATATCTAACATATTCATAAGGGACAGCCTTGTGGGTAGCAGCAGAAGTACCGGCAGTGTAGGTGCTATCTCCGGTATCAGTTCCGATACAGATTGTGTTGCTTAACCAACCAGAAGCCATGACAGAGTCTGGGACTCCATCAGTAACATTTGTGTCAGCAGTGTAGTTAAGCTTGTATTTAAGATCTTCAGCTACGATGTTATTAACATCAATGGCATCAGATTGGAAGTGAAACATAGCTAAAGCGTCAGCGAGAGGAAAGTCCAACTCGGCAACAACATCAGCGCTAAAAGAAGCATCTAAAGCACCAGACAAAAGAGCCTTGGTAGCATCAACAGCCACGTTAAGTGACTCGACGTAGAACTCTATAGGAACGCTCATTATAATATTACTTAATATTAATATTTTCACAAAAAAAATGAATATTATTAGATTTTAAATATTATCATTTAACTGTAATTTAATACCGTTTAGCAGGTGCTCAAGTTTAATGTATCCAAAATTTCTTTCATCAAGTATGGGTCATATTCTAAATTAGGAGGAATGCCGTAAAGTTGATGGTACATTTTATATTGTGGTTTTAAAGTAGCTTTTGACGATGTAATTCCTAAATCCAACAAAAAGAAACTTTTATTTAAAGAATTTATAAATTCTTGTAATTTAGCAGGATCATGTAAGGTTATAGAATCTTGTTGCCATTTTTCAGAATTAATTAAAGTAGTTTTTGCTAAATTTTTATTGTCAAAAGCAGATTTCACTATTTTAAGCATATTTCTATATATCTCTATAACGTTAAAAAAACAACAGCTTGGGTCACAGTGAAATAGGTCTTCTAAACATACAAGTCCTGCGTTCAATTCATCATATATATCTATTGGTATGGAAGTATCAGTATCATCATAAATTGTCGAAACGTAAGACATAACATATTCATTTATTCGTGTTATGGAATCGCTTTTAAATAAAGTATCGTAAAGTTCACAGTTACAATGAGAATCACCACAACCACAACCACCACAACATGAAGAGTCACATTTTTCAAGAAGTAAAGAAACTTTATTTAGAATATCATTAGCAGTTGATAATAATTCTATTATTGAACTTGATAATGAAGTTAACTTACTATCAATTGGTTCAAATTTCATATCTAATGAGGTGTATATATTATTCAATTGTTCATCTAATAAACTTGATATTGTCGTAACTAAATTATCCTGATACAAATTAAATGATGTGTCTAAATTAGTAATTTGAGTATTAATATCTGTATTTAAATTTTCTATTTTCATATTTAATTCATTCTGATATAAATTAAACGACGCGTCCAAATTAGTAATTTGAGTATTGACATTTGTATTTAATTCATCTTTATATAAATTTAATGATGCGTCCAAATTAGTAAATTGAGTATTAATGTTTGTATTTAATTCATCTTGATATAAATTTAATGACGCGTCTAAATTAGTAAATTGAGTATTAATGTTTGTATTAATATCAGTATTTAAATCATCAATCTTTGATTTTAAGGTATTACAACATAGTTCAAATGATACATCTAAATTCGCAAATTTTGTATTTATATTAGCATTAATATTATCTAGTTTTATATCTAGGTTGTCTATTTTAACATCTATTGTTTTCAATAATTCTTCGTGCTCGTCAACCGGAATTTCATAATCAATAGGTTTAAAATTAACTGGATTAGATTGTTGTGTTTCAAATTCTTTAATTACTTCTGTAATATTTACATACACATTAGGGTCTTCGACATTTTTTATAGTATAAGTGTAGGTATCATCATTAATAATATTAATATAAAAAATTCCATTTAGAAATATATTAAAAGAATCAGGTCTATATTGATGTCTAGATTTCCAAGTTATTACTAGGTCATATACTATTTTCTCAATAATAACATCATCTTTGTTATTAGTAGTAATATCTTTATTAATAAATACATTTTTTGTTTGTTCATCATTCGTTTGGTCATTATTCATTTGGACATCATTCGTTTGGTCATTATTGAATGTCTGAGCAGATACTTTATTAACTATATAATAATTTAATGTTAAAACTGGTGGTGGAAGGCTTTCAACTACATAAGAAGGAAGATTACCATCAAATTTAGAACCAAACCATTTATAATTGTAAGGCCATTTATCTGTTGAATTATTCATTTTGTATCTTTGTCTAGGATACCAAGTTTGTAGTTTATTATTCCAACATAATATTGATGATCCAGGAACATCTGATGCTGAAGCAGGATTACATATTGTAGAGCTGGACGTATTTGTTATATAAATTTCTCCAGTACATGGGTTCGCATATGTGCCACATACTAATGTTCCTCCAACTTGAATTGAATTAGAAGAGCAATCATTTGGATTTGGTATATTATACGCAAATGGACCCGAAATATTATTGGGCGATCCGACGATTTCATTAGGAAAATCATATGTAGTAAAGCCGGTTCTTAATAATCCAGTTGTATTTGGGTTTGTATATTTTTCTGATTGTGTAGCAAAAACCTTAGTTCTATTTGGTCCAGCACATCTTGCTAACTGTGAATATTTTTGTGATTTAGTAAGACAAGCACTATTGGCTTTATGTTGAAGTATATTCCCTTTATAAAATTGTTTCATTTCATAATTAGCTTGTCCTTGAGGAACTGTTTGTTTAGTTAATGGTATGTATGCTGTTGTATAATCACTATCTTCAATTGTAAACGTACATGGATTTTGAACTCTAGACCACACCCTAGTTGGAATTGGATTATAAAAACATGTTGTCATTTATATATATAAATCACTTTTAAAAAGTAAAACAAAAATCTTAATTAATAATTAAACAAAATGAATTAGTTTATACGATTATAATCATTTTCTGTTCCATAGAAAAACCATCTTAAAGATAAATAATTATATATTTTATCCGATAAACCATTTCCTCCAATCATTTTAGTATTAGGACCGCTATTTACTAAACTCTGAATCGCGGATGTTCCTAAAGCATAGTTATAATACCATAAATTAGAAATATAACCATCAAAACCACCGTTCATAGCTACGTAAACATCACCGTAATTTTGCTTTGGAACTCCGACCAAATTAATACTTCTAGTAATTGTGCCATTAATATAAACATCAAGAGTTGTATTTTGACATCTAATAATAACATTAACCCATTTATTAATAGGTATATCAGGAATTATAATTTCTTCATTTATAACTTCGTATGTATTCATTACAACCACGAGGGAATTAGTATTAGGTGCGATATATAAACCAGGCGCATTATTAGGGTCAACCATACCATTAGAATTTAAATTGCTATTTCCTTTGCTAAATATATGTTTGTATAATCCAGCATTAGTTTGTAAGTTATTTATAAAAATCCATGTAGACCATGTGAATTCTAAACCTTTAGCTTCATTAACCGACCTATAAATAGTTACAGCATTGTTGCTGCTTGGGTCTTGTGGAAATATAATCATATGTTGAGCATCGATCATACCGTTAATAAGTTTGGGCGAATTGTCTGGTTTAAGAAAATAACCTAATGCCGATATACCAATTCGTAATAAAATAATAAATGCGAAAATAACTAACAATAGAAAAGCGAATTTAGCTACTAAACTATTAGATTCTAAGAATTCTCTTGTTCCAAAAGTTCCTCTATTTGTAGAAAATGTATTAAATACTCCATTATCACTCATTATATATATTAAATAAATAAGAAAATTTATAAAGTATAATAAAATTGAACTTTATAAAACTAAATAACTTTGTTAATCTTAGATAGTTAAAGAACTTTGTGTGTTACCGTTTTCAACCAAAGAAATTTGTATTTGATAAGCATTAAACATGCTCATATAATTTGAATAACCCCTAGAGTATATATTCCATACTTCTTGAGGATTTAAAGAATTAGGATAATATTGAAGCTTTGAAGTCCAACCACTAAATCCGCCTGCTGGTGTAACATATAAATCAGAAGAATTATTGACACTTGCTATACCAGGTAATAAGCAAGTTCTTACTAATTTACCATCTAAATACATATCCATTGTTCTTCCATAAATACTAATAACTAAATTGACCCATTTTTGTATAGGAACGTTTGAAATCGTACAGGTATGTACGACTGTATTTCCATCAGGAGTAGTTGGTGTTTGGTCAATTCCGGGATAGCATCCAAGTGAAACTGATAAATTATTCTCAACAGGGTCCAAAATGACAGCAGGACAAGGGTCTAAACCACTGATACCTGGAACAGACCCAGTTTTGCTTGCCGATTTAGAACCCATTCTTCCAAAAATTACTTTTGGCTCACCATAACGATAATTCCAGTCATTAATATAAAACCAAACAGAATAAGCAAAATTACTAGATGGAACATCGGTCCCATTTGTTGCTAAAGAAGAAGCACTAATAGTTGATGCTGTTTTACCATCTTGTATATTTTGTAATGTATAAGGGTCTGAAAATAAATATCTTAATAACATTAAGATAAATACTATAACTACTATTGTAAATACAATACTTAAAGCGCTCATTGTATAATATAGATTTAGAAATTTTCGTTTCATTTTATTAATTAATTAAATTACTAATAAAATTACTAATAAAATTATGAATCTAATTAGTTTATTATTCATTTTCGTTTTTCACTAATATTGTTTTGCTAGAGTCATTTGATATAGGAGGATTATTATTTTTGACAAGATTATACAAATAGTAAATATTATTGGATTTTAACGCATGTCTAAAGTATACAACATTACATATTCCACCTTTTATTCCATCATTCTCTCCAATTGTTAAATTATCTAAGGTATAATAAGGAACCACTTCTATTGATGACTTGACTAATTTACCATTTAAAAATATATCTAATGTTCCACCGTTATAATTAATTATAATATTATTCCATTTTTGTAATAAAAAATTATCGTCTTTATAAATTATTCTATTTCCTTCACTATCAAAGTCAATTAATTTATTTTTAGTAACATCTTGAAGGTCTTTTTGTTGCATAGTGATCATTAATGTATGGGTTTGAGCATTATATAAAATATTTGGTTTATTACCAAAATTTAATAATGATGTGTATTTACTGTAACTTGGTGCGGTGTTTGGAGGTGATGCGTCAACAAATACCCAGCAAGATATAGCATATTGATAATCAAAATTTTCACTTCCATTTAGGTCTTGATATGTTCCTAAACTATATTCTAAACTAGTAGATACCGGTTTATTAACTAATTGCGTACCACCTTGCTTACTAACGCGATTTAATAAAGATGGTGTTAAGAAATAAATTACATATAAACCAATTGCCAGAGCAAGCATCATTAATGAACCAGCATCAGCAGAATTATATTGACCTACTAATAATTTACCAAACCAGTCAAAATTTCTACTAACAATACAAGGTATATATAATAATATAGTGCTTATCAAATTAAAGAAAGCATTTTTCTTAGCATTTCCAACTGGAAAATGAGCATTTATCGTTTTGTAAATTAATCCTAATACTAGAATAATAATTGATAAAATTAAAATAAAACTCACAATACTAGACTTGCCTGCGAATTTTTCAATGCTATATGTTAATAAAAAGATTAGTAATCCTGAAATAACTAACCCAAATAAAATTGAGAGACTCTTCCTAAATAAATTTGGTGTATTTTGCGATGGCATAATCACATTTTGCGTTTCATCTATTTCTTTAATTAAAACAAATCTAACAATAATGTATAAAAAGGAAAAAATAAATATAATCGCTAATATTATATAAAATATAGAATTCTTACTTAAAATATTGAATGTGGACGAAATGGGTTTACTGATATATTTATAAAATGAATCGCTTATAACTTTAAATATTGATGTTGACTCATTTTTAATTGCATCACCTGTTTTATATGCTTGTTTTTCTAATTGATTTATTATATCATTTGTTTCTTTTTTAATTGCGTCTCCTGTTTTGTACGTTGTTTTTTCTAATTGATTTATTATATCATCTGTTTCATTTTTAACTATATCGCCAATTTTATATGTTTGTATTTTTAAAATATTGATTATATCATTTGTCTCATTTTCAACTATGTCACCAATTTTATATGTTTGAGTTTTAAGTTGATTTATTATATCATTTGTTTCTTTTTCAGTTACTTCACCAGTTTGATAAGTATTATTTTGAATATCATTCGTTTCTTTTTGAATTATATCGATAATTTTATAAATTTGAGTTTCTAATATATTTATTATAGCATTTATTTCTTTTTGAGTTATATCACCAATTTTATAAGTTTGAGTTTTTAATATAGATATTATATTATTTGTTTCACTTTGAACTACATCAATAATTTTATATGTGCGATTTTGAAGTTGATTAATTATATCATTTATTTTGTCACCTGTTTTATAAGTTTGAGTTTCTAGTACATTTATCACATAATTCGTTTCTTTTTTAATAACATCTCCAATTTTATATGCTCGTTCTTTAAGTATATTTATTATATTATTTATTTCATTTCTAGATTGTGTTTTTGTTTCACTTAAATCAAAACCTTCTTTAATATTTAAAGAAGTAATATAAAAAATAAAAATTACTGATAATATACCTATAAATAAAATTAATAAATTTTTTGTGAATTCTTTCATACTTTTATTATTATATAAATAGAAAAATAATAATAAAAAGATACTATTAAATGTTATAAACATATTTCAGTAATTACTATTTTATAACAGTTAAATAAGTTATTTATTACATATTCTCGCTCGCAGTTTTTTTACCATGACAATTACGACATAATGCGATTAAGTTTTGTACATCATTACCACCACCATATTCCAAACGCACCTTGTGATCAATTTCAAATGTATGATCTAATTGATTCTGACAATGGCCGCATTTCCAATCTTGACTAGCAGCTACATATTTTTTTTTAGTTTCCGATACTGAACGTTTTGTTCCACCTCTTCCTGATGCTAAAATTCTTTGCTCAGAACTAAAACCAGACATTTGTGGATTTATATCATTAAATGATTCCATAAAACTAGACTCAGGAGTTCCTGTAAAATCAATAATTGGACTTAGCATATCCATTGAATTTCTATCTATGGGTAAATATTTTACATAATTATTTGCGTATAATAACATATCTTTTCCTTTTGTTGGATTTCTTTTTAATATATAATAAATTCCTATACCTAAAATAGCATAAAAAATCATTTTATAATATTTTTTAAAGGACAGTAGCATTTTTGTATATTTACCATCTGTATAAGCATTATAAACAAAAAACGCTGTTAATCCTAATATAAATATTTCTAGTCTCATATTATATTATTAATTTATAATAAAATAATACAATTTTTTATAAATTTTAGACTCTTGCTCCACCACCTACTGAACCAGAGTTTGTATATGTTGGAATAGCATAAGAGTGTTTTTTCTTTTTTTTATGTTCGCTTGTAAATGCTTCTTGTCCATAAGCACCTTGTAATCCAACATTTCTCATTAATTGTCTTTGTTCATAAGTAACATGATAAATATTAAACATCGCTAAAGCCATAATGATATAAGGTAATAAAACTAAGAACCAAGAAATGGAGTCATAACCCTTCTTACATAACCAACCTAAAACAAACGTCCAAGCAAAAGCAAAAACCATCTTCCAGAATGCCATCATTAATGACATGCCATTAAATAACGCAAAAATTGTAGCAATTACAGCAATTCCAAAATAAATTTTGGCAGGCATACATAACTTACTAAAATCTTTCATGTATATAAATAATTTAGATTTTTAATTTATATTATTTATAATTTACAATCATGTATAATCATTTATTTAGATGAGTTTTTAGGTTTAAATGCTTCTTGACCATAAGCACCTTGTAATCCAACAGTTCTCATCATTTGTCTTTGTTCATATGTAACATGATAAATATTAAACATAGCTAAAGCCATAATGATATAAGGTAATAAGACTAAGAACCAAGAAATTGATTCATAACCCTTCTTACATAACCAACCTAAAACAAATGTCCAAGCAAAAGCAAAAACCATCTTCCAGAATGCCATCATCAATGGTAAGCCGTTAAATAATCCAAAAATTGTCGCAATAACAGCGATGGCAAAGTATATTTTCGCTGGGGTACAGAGTTTACTAAAAGTGTTCATTATATAAATATCTAATATTTTATTTTAACGATAAAAAAATTGGAGTTTTAAACCGTCTAATCAAATTTTTTCTCTTAAATATAGTAGAAGTTGTTTTTCTTCTACTGATTTTACGAGTTTTAATTCCTCTTGCTGAACTAGAACTCGCGCTACTAGTTTTTTTTTTACCATGAATTGAATAATATATAAAATTACCTAATATTTTCAAGTCACTAAATAACTCATTCATGTTAATAGGTTCGTGTCTTGGTTTATATAAATATTCATTAAATATAAATTCCAATTGTTGAAGAATTTTTAACTCATTTTTGTTTAACGTTAAACGATTATTAGATAGTAATTCTAGAAATGGATAATAAACTGATATAAATCCCCAAATATCAACCAGTTTAATATAAACATCATCAAGATATTCTCTCAAATTAAGTGTTCCGTCACTTTTAAATTTTGTATAATGAAGTAAAACCTCAATAATATAATCGATTATACACGGAACTGTAAACTCAGTTTCTATAACTAAAGGTTTACTTTGTTCGGATACACTTGAAAGGTCATTACTATAAAGAATATACATAATATCATTTATGAATTTATAGTGACCGGCACCTCTCTCTTTCATCCAATAATTTAAATAATTAATAACAAATGGTCTGAGCTCTGCTTCGTCTACTTTACCTCCATTTTTTAAATATTCTGTATATTTATCATAAAAATCATCAGTGAATAACACAACAGAAAAAGGGACATTGAATTGTAATGGTCTATTTCTCCAATTTTTTGGGAATTGGACGGTTCTTTTGGGTGTATAATCTACTGCTAATCCCCAGTCGATTAATCTTGCTTTTCCTGATTCATCTATTAATATATTTGAATCTTTGATGTCAGAATGATAAATATTCTCTTCGTTCATTGGAATTATTCCATACTTTAAAAGCCTTACTAGGGAATTATGTACTTCATACATTTTTTGAAATGACCCATCACTGTATAAATAATCATCGACTGGTAATCCTCCATTAGGAATATTCAAAGCCATTACTTCGTCTAATTTATCATTAATATTTTTTTTAGTAATATCGTTTTTAGGCAACGCAGTGCATTTCTCTCCAAACGCAGTCAAGTCGCTTGCTGTTAATTTAGATGGACGACATAATGTGGCATCATAAATTAAAAAATAGTCTTGGTAATTGCGAATAGACTCTAATTCATCTTTAATATTATTAATTTCCTCAAATTCTTGCGTAGCGTGTCTTTCTGTCATTAATTTCGATATTTTATTAGATTCTCTCTTTGATTCACCTTCACATTTTAACGCAGGCTGAAATACACACCCATACCCTCCAGATGCTATAACTTTTCCGCCTTTATTATTCATATTTCCGCCTTTATTATTCATATTTCCGCCTTTATTATTCATATATTTTTTCCTTGTTTTTGTCATATATATTATACACATTTTTATTTATCATATAAATAATAAATACTACCTAAAATTAAAGCTAAAATACCACCGTATACTAATTTTTCTCGTAATCTATAATATTCACTTAATTTTTCGTTTTGTGATTTATATTCATTATAATATTGAATAAAAAAATCATTTAATGATATTTGTGGCTTTTCTAGCTTCTCATTTATTTTATTATGGATAAAATGTGTCCAACGAATAAAGGAATCTCTATTATCTAAATATGGTGTAATTGGATATAAATCGATCATTTTCTCGAATTCTTTTGAAATTTCCTCAACTGGAATAAATAGCGGTAAGTTCTGTATAAACTCATAGTATTTTTTTTTGGTTATCGTATTAGGATGATGAGGATAAGTCATTGCTACAGTATGTAAAAAAAACCAATAATGTGGTCCCCAAATTTTAGGGTCTAGATATACAGTTGTTGACATTAATATTTTGATGTAAAAAAATATTAATTTTTAACTTTATTGTAAACCTAAATCATTTACAACCCATTCTTTGACATCATTTATTTTTGAAAAATATACAATCAATCCATTTGTTACTTCGTTTGACATTAAATTAGTTTCAGTGTCATTAATATCATTAACTTTGTAAAAGAAATTGTAAGTTTGACTATTATTTTCTGACACAGTTTTTGGAATGAAATAAGAATATATTATTTCATTAGGATTACCAGACTCTTGTTGTTTAACATAATACAATGTCAAATCTGTTGAATCTATTGAATAAGTATATGTTAAATATGTATTATCCGAATTACCGTCCGAACCCATATTACCATACGCACCAAATTTAAATGATTTAGTATCATTTACTGAAATGTCGAGTTTAAAAATTCCTTGAACTGGATATCCATGTTGTATTGTAAATGTACGATCAAACGCTGTGAAGGTCTGTGTAGTTATTACACCATCATCTTGGTTTTGGGGAGATATTAACGGAAAATAATATTTACCTGTTTCAACATCATAAATATAAAAATATCCCCAAAAATCAAATATATCATTTTTCCAATCAAGCCAATAGGATGCTCTTAGTCTATCTGCTGAAGATTTATCTCCAGCAACTATATTAGTATCTATAAATGATGACATTTTAGGAAAATAATCGGGATAGTTTTGCGGATCTAATGTATGTGTATAATTATTATTGCCCATGTCTTTATTTACAGGTTCACCAATTGTAAAACCATCACTTGATATATTATTTTTTGAGTATAAAAATATATTTATAGATTGTGCGCTTTCAACATTTTCAATAGTTTCTTTAGATTGTGTAACATTAATAAACTTATTAATACATGATTCATTATTTGTCGAATTTTGAGTACAATACTTGAACATACGTGTTGTCGAACCTCTTCCTTTAGTACAACCCATATTAATAGCAGCACCTGTAATTTTTGATGTTGATAAAAATTTTTTTTGATGAAAGCCTAAATTAAATAGATGTGAGTCGGGCATTTTATATATTATTAAAATATAATTTAAACCTAAAATATGAATATTGATTAATTATGATGAAAAATACAAATATATGTAATAATTGTGGAAAACAAGGTCATTTATTTCACCAATGTAAATTACCAATTACGAGTTATGGAATAATTGTCTTTAGAAATAGCCAAGAAGGATTACAATTTTTGATGTTAAGACGTAAAGATAGTTTTGGATTTATTGACTTTATTAGAGGCAAATACTCACCTTATAATATACATCAGTTAAAAACTATAATTGATGAAATGTCAGTAGATGAAAAAGAACGAATTATAACTTTATCATTTGAAACATTATGGAAACAAATGTGGTGTGAATCAAGTACTAATAATAGTCAATTTAAAAGTGAAGAAATTATATCAAAAAAGAAATTTGATTTATTAAAAGAAGGTGTAACAATATTAGAAAGTAAAATAACATTGAAAGATTTAGTTGAAATGAGTAAAACAAGATGGATTGAAACAGAATGGGAATTTCCGAAAGGTAGACGGAATCAAAAAGAAAAAGATTTAGAATGTGCTTTAAGAGAATTTGAAGAAGAAACTGGAATTGATAAAAATAAATTAAATGTAGTAGAAAATATAATACCATTTGAAGAGATATTTATTGGTTCAAACCATAAATCGTATAAACATAAATATTTTTTAGCATATATTGAAAATGAAACAGATGATTTGGCTAATTATCAAAAAACAGAAGTAAGTAAGTTAGAATGGAAGACATTCGATAAATGTTTAGAATCAATAAGACCATATAATTTAGAGAAAAAAGAATTAATTACAAATATTAATAAAGTATTACAAGAATATAGATTATATTCATAATATATATTATTATGAAGAGTAAATTAAAAAATAAACCATTAGTAATCCAGGATTCAACTGATACTTTTGATGAATTGCCAAACCAAAGTAAATCTTCAGACAAATTAGATGATAATAAATATGCTTTAGAAGGTCAAAACACATCAAGTAGCGAAGAATCGACACAAACCAATACATCTTTTACTTTAAAATCATCATCAACTAAAGTGCCTTCTACTACAGAATCAAATACAGAATCAATTTCTGATATAAATTTAGAAGATGAATATAAAAAAATAAATTGTAATGATGAGAACTTTTATAACAGTGATTGTAATAAATTTCATCTTAAAAAGGAAGTATTAGAAAGAAATTATTTATTAGAACATGGTGAGTCAAATGAATATTTATATCCAAATTTAAATGACCCTAATTTTAACATCAAAATTGCCACTAAAAAAGAATTCAATGATACTAAATACGATGGACCGGTATTTTCTAAAACTATTAAAGAGCAAGCAGATGCTCTAGCAAATGCTCCCTATGAATTACAACCTCACCAAGCATTCGTTAAAAATTTCATGTCATTTCAAACACCATACAGCAGCTTATTGTTATATCATGGATTAGGTTCTGGTAAGACGTGTAGTGCGATAGGCGTTACTGAAGAAATGAGAGATTATATGAAACAAATGGGAATTACAAAAAGAATTATAATTGTAGCGTCTGAAAATGTTCAAGATAACTTTAAATTACAATTATTCGATGAGAGAAAATTGAAAGAAGTAAATGGAGTATGGACTATGAAAGGATGTGTAGGTAATAAATTATTAAAAGAAATTAATCCTATGAACATGCCTATGCCGCGTGAAAAAGTTATTAGTCAAATTAAAACTTTAATAAATACTTATTACATCTTTTTAGGTTACGTTCAATTTGCTAATTATATTATTAAAACTATGAATTATGAAGAGGAAGTTAAAAAGAAGTTTGAAAAAAATAAAAAAGATGAAGCACAATCAGGTAAAAAACGAGAAAAAACTAGAATTGAAATGCTTAAAGATGTTAAAATAGAATTAAATAGCAGAATCATTCGTCGTCTCCGTAATGAATTTGATAATAGATTAATTGTTATTGACGAAGTACATAATATTCGTAAAACTGATGATAATGAAAATAAAAAAGTTGCTATTAATTTAGAATTTTTAGTAAAGGCCGCACAAAATATGAGGTTTCTTCTTCTCTCGGCTACTCCTATGTACAACAATTATAAAGAGATAATATGGCTTTTAAATCTTATGAATACAAATGATCGAAGGGGAAGAATTGAAGTAAAAGATATTTTTGATAAAAATGGTAATTTTAAGAAAAATGGAGAAGAATTATTGATTAGAAAAGCTACAGGATATATTTCATTTGTTAGAGGTGAAAATCCTTATACTTTTCCTTACAGAGTTTATCCAAATGAATTCGCGCAGAATAATACATTTCCAACAATTAAATACCCCTCTTACCAAATGAATCTTAAAAAAATAGGTTCTGAAGATAAAAAAAGAATATTAAGTTTATATCTTACAAAAATCGGTGGATGTGAAAATTGTGGAAAATGTCAATATTGTTGTTATAGATACATAATTTATAATTTACGACACAAAAAATTTACAATTACAACTAAACAAGGTGTTATTAAAGAGATGCCTAGTTTCGAAAATATGGAATCATTTGGTTATACATTATTACAGACACCATTAGAATCTTTAATTATTTCATATCCTATTTCAGGATTAAAACAAGCGTTAGACAATATTCCAGAGGAAAAATTTTCTGAAGAAATCTCTCCAAGTTTCAGTGAAACAATTTCAAAAGATGAAGAGGAAGAAGAATCATCAGTTGAACCAATAAAACCTAAATCAAAACCATTTACAATTGTTGAAAGTAGTTCATCTGAGAGAAAAAGTGCAGATGAAGAAGAAGAACCAATAAAACCTAAATCAAAACCATTTACAATTATTGAAAGCAGTTCATCTGATGAACAAGATTTACCTGAACAAGATTTACCTGAACAAGATTTACCTGAACAAGATTTTAAAACTTCTATTATTAAAAAAACCAAAAAAACTACTACATTTAACACTAAAAAACTTCCTATTATAGAATATTCTGATAATACAGAAGAAACAAAAGTTCCTACAGAAGAAACAATGGTTCCTACGGAAGAAACAAAAGTTCCTACGGAAGAAACAATGGTTCCTACGGAAGAAACAATGGTTCCTACAGAAGAAACATATAGTCCTGAATTAAATATTAATCAACGTAGTCATCAAGGTTTGGCTACAACTGGTGGTGACAGCTCATCATCATCATCGACTGAAATAAGAAAAGAATATTCCATTGACCCTCATCAATTAACAGGTAAAATAGGTTTAGAGAGAATGATGAACTTTTTAGATAGTAAGTCTCCACCAGTAAAAGGAGATTTTGAATACAAACCAACTACATTGAAAAATTATGGTAATATTTTCTCTCAACAAGAAATCGGAAAATATAGTTCTAAAATTAAATCTATATTAGATAAAATATATAATCCCGATACAAAAAAAGTGTCAGATGGTATTATTTTAATTTATTCACAATATATCGATAGTGGTTTAATACCAGTAGCATTAGCACTAGAAGAAATGGGATTTACTCGTTATGGTCAAACAGGTATGAAATCTTTATTTAAAAATAGACCTAGTGAAGTTGTAGATGTTAGAACAATGCAACCACCGGAAGATAAGAAAAATTTTAAACCTGCTCGTTATTCAATGATTACTGGCGACCCAAGATTATCTCCTAATAATGATTTTGAAGTAAAAGGATTAACTGGAGAAGATAATATTAATGGAACAAAGGTAAAAGTTATTTTAATTTCAAAAGCAGGTTCAGAAGGTATAGATTTTAAATTCATTAGACAAGTTCATATATTAGATCCTTGGTATAATATGAATCGTTCTGAACAAATTATTGGTCGCGCTGTTCGCAATTTTTCACATAAAGATTTACCATTCGAAAAAAGAAATGTTGAAATATTCATGTATGGAACAATTCTTGATAAAAATATAGAAGAAGCTGCTGATTTATATGTGTATCGTGTAGCTGAATATAAAGCAATTCAAATAGGTAAAGTAGCTAGAGTATTAAAAGAAACAGCAGTTGATTGTATAATTAATCATGACCAAACAAATTTTACTCAGGAAATAATGTCAGCAAATTTAAAAGAGCCAATAACTCAAGAGTTATCAACTGGAGAGATTATCAATAATTTTAAAGTTGGAGATGCCCCTTTCTCTCCAAGTTGCGATTATATGGCAACATGTAATTATAATTGTAGACCTGATGCTAAAATAAATGAATCCCAATTAAATGAAGATACATATGATGAAAATTATATTGTAGTTAATTCTGAAAAAATTTTACAGAGAATAAGAATGCTATTTAAAGAAGCTTTTTTTTACAAAAAAGATATACTATTAAAAGCTATACGAACACCAAAAGAATATCCTTATGTACAAATTTATTCAGCATTAACACAATTAATTGAAGATGAAAATGAATTTATAGTAGACAAATATGATAGAAATGGTCGATTAATTAATATTGGCGAATATTATCTATTTCAACCAATTGAATTAAAAAATAAAAATATTTCAATTTATGATAGATCAGTTCCTCTTGATTTTAAACATGATATGATAAATTTTGAATTAAAACAAACAATTACAAAACCCGTTATAGATAAAAGAAACCTTAATAAAATTATTATTGAAGAAGAAACTGATTTTACAGATGGTAAAAAAATAGTCGAAGAAATGAAAGAAAATTTCAATCTAACAAAAGAGTATGTAAGTAAACCAAGAGTAGATAGAGGAGACGATAATTGGTATAAACATTGTGGAATTGTTATAAAAAAAATGTCAAAAGAATATCCAGAATCTAAAAAATATCTTATACCATTTTTAGTATCTCATATGATCGAATTATTATTGTTTGAAGATAAGATAAAAGTAATGAATTACATTTATTCTCTCAAAAATATGCCATCTGATTCATTTGAAAAATACGCAAAAGATTATTTTCTTTTACATACTGTCTCATGTAATAAAATTCTTACATTTATTGGTTATAAATTAAATAAGAGAATGATAATGATGTTAAATGATAAAAATATGTGGGTAGAAGCTACACCAGAAGATCAGAGAGAAATAGCATCATCAAAAGAAATTAAAAACTTTTTAGCGTACAATATAAATGATTATAATTTAATCGTCGGTTTTATTGGTTATGAAAAAGGTAATAAAGATTTAGCATTCAAGACAAAAAATATGAAGTCATCGCGTGATACAGGCGCGAGATGTGACCAAGCTCAAAAAAATAAAAATATACATAAATTAAATGAGATTATTGGTGAAGAGAAATATACTCTTGAAAATACAAAAATTATCAAAGACAAAGATGGTAACACAATTAAAGATGCGATAGTGAATTCTGAATTATGTGTTCTTATAGAATTTATTCTGAGATATTATAATGCTATAAATAAAGATAACAAAAAATGGTTTTTCACACCAGAAATGGCTATTTTACATAAGTTGTATACTGTTTTTGTTTAAAATTATTTATTTTTTATTTATAATAAATAAAATTGAAATAAATATAATTAAAAGATTATATTTATATACAATATAATGGAACCAGTTAAACAATTTAAAAAGCGCCAAGATAAATTACAAAGCATTTATACAAGATGTCTTTTAACTAGAAAAATTTCATTACCTGTTGCGTTTATTGGAAAAAACATAGATATGGTAATTGAAGAGTATATTCAAAATAATTTTGAAGGTAGATGTCTTGTTGATGGTTATATTAAACCAGGGTCATCTAAAATTATTACTCGTTCGAGTGGTGTTATTGAACGTGGTAACAATGTTAGTTTTGAGGTTGTTTTTGAATGTGATACTTGTTTTCCTGTTGAAGGAATGAAAATTACATGCTCAGTTAAAAATATTGTTAAAGCAGGAATTCGTGCTGAAAGTGCTCATGATGTGCCTTCTCCTATTATTGTTTTTATAGCAAGGGACCATCATTTTAATATGAAATATTTTAATGAAGTTCAAGTTGGTGACATCATTACTGTAAGGGTAATCGGGCAAAGGTTTGAATTAAACGATAAATACGTCTCTATTATTGGAGAACTTGTAAAGGAAAAAGATTTTGTTCCTAAACAAAAACAACCAGCAAAACCTCGTCTAATTATTGAAGAAGATTAGATAAATAAAAGTTATAATTAATTTAATATCAATATAAAAACATTTTTTTATATAATTTTAATGGAAGCAATAATATCCACAAATGAAAATAATAAATATTCAGTTAGTGAATTGAATTATTTAAGGGAATCAATTGAAAATATGAACAAGTTTAATCAAGTTGAGGTCTTGAGAATTTTAAATAAACATAAAGATGTTATTTTAAATGAAAATAAGTATGGAACTCACATTAATTTATCAGAACTAAAAAATTGTGTTATTGATGAATTATTTCTTTATGTCAAATATGTAAAAACCCAAGAATCCACTTTAAATGTTGTAGAACAGCAAAAAGAAGATTATAGAAATACATATTTCATAAAAGATATTAAAGATACCGTTAAAAATTAATATAATATTAAATGATAGCAGAAACAATCGATTATAAATCTTATATTTTAAATGATGAAAATATGTTAAATTATTTAAAATACAAATTACATAATAGTAATGACCAAAAAAACGACAAAACTCAAAAAAAGGAAAAATCCACATATAAATCAGATTTATTTATTCCTAGAGAAAATGATAGTTTATTTTGGTGCTATTATATTATATCTAATGGTGATAATAAATATCAAATGTTGAATGTAAAAAATTCATTAATTGAAAAACAATTAAAAATAGACTATATAAATAAAATTAGAAATAATAAACAAATTATCAAATCTTATAAATTTGACACTATAACCAATATAGAAAATAATTTAGCAAATGAAAATTTAATAAATATAAAAACAGTAATGACTTTATTTGTTGTTGATAAAATTAACTTAATATTTGTTAGCAAAAATACCTACTTTGAATTATTGATGAATGATACTGAACCCGTGTATATTATTAGAGAAATACAATCTCAATCTAAATATAAAAGTAAATATGGATTTGAAATTTCTAATAAATGTATATTAGACGATATAAAATCGAATTTTTTTCAATTAGATACATTGAATAAACCAATAAAAGCTATATCAGCATATAAAGTAGATGATTTGATTAATATTGCGAAAAAATTAGCAATTGATATATTTAATAAAGAAACAGGAAAAAATATGTCAAAAAATCAATTGTATGAAGAAATTATTAAATATTTTTAAAATATAAAAAAATTGAACTATAATTTAAAAATATGTGTAAGTATATATATAATAATGACTTCTATTGAAAAACCAAATAATTCTAATTTAGAAAATGACTATGATTTCGGTGATTCTGAATTAAATAAACTATTTAAAGGACTTGACGAAAAAACTCAAAAAGAAATTCTACATTATCCAACCAAAGAGATACATATAGAAATACTTAAAAACATGAGTAACCCAGAAATACAAAATTTTTATAAAAATTACAAGAATAAAGATCAGCTTGATAACTTAAAGATTCGCGATAAATATAGTATGATAAAAAAGCTTTTAAAACAACAGAAACCAAATTTAGAAACTAAACCGATTGTAGAATCTAAAACATTATTACCCGAAAAAATCGGTGATGTTAAAGAACCTGAAAATATACAACAATTTGCTTCAGAAGAAAAATTAAAAATTGCGATTATTATTCCATTCCGAGATTCGGAGAAAAATGGTCCTAGAACTAAACAACTTAATAAACTAGTCGATTATATGCAGACCTATTTAGCAGGGGAAGATTATAAAATATTTGTTATAACTCAAACGAATGATGGTCGCAAATTTAATAGAGGACAATTGTTGAATGTTGGTTTTGAAATTGCTGATGCTGAAAATTATGATATTTTCATATTTCATGATGTAGACTTATTACCATCTCCAGAACTTAAAAAATATTATATTACTTATCCAAAAAAACCAGTTCATATCGCATCTGTTTGGGATCGTTATGGTAGCAATCCTAGTTATTTTGGAGGAATTGTTGCGTTCAATAGGAAAATGTTCTTAAAAATAAACGGTTTCCCTAATAATTTTTGGGGTTGGGGAGGTGAAGATGACGAATTGCTGAAGAGAACAAAAAAATTTTATGAAATTATAAAACCAACCAACGGTTCTATCCAAGATTTAGAAAATTTAAATTTACAAGAAAAGTTAGATTATTTGAGAGAAAACGAACTAAAATTTATGAGTAAAAAAGAGGCTCTGGCAAAACATGAAACAACATGGAAAACAAACGGTTTAAATCAAATTCTCAATTTTAATCAAATGATTTTTGGTGAATATAGTTGTGGTCATAATTGTGAACAAATTCAAGTTGGTTTATTATCAGACGCAGATGATGAAGATATATCAATAGATGAGAAAAGTAAATCTTTGGATGTAACAAAAGATATTCAGCAAGAATTATTTAAACAAGAAGAACCAGAAGTTTTTGAAGAGAAAGATAGAAAAATAACTCCACAAGAAGCATTTAATAATTTAGTTAAAACATTTTATGATTTAAATTTATACAGATATAATGTATCAACTAAAACTAATAATGAGTTAGAAATTAGGTTTGCCACTAAAGGTATTAAACAATTGACTAAAAATGACTATGATAATGTAGTTAAGTTATTAAAATCTTTTAATTTTAAAACTGTTGACTCTTTAGGAAAACCATTACTACGTATTAGAAGTGAATTTTTAGATACTAGTACTGGTAAATTTAAAATGTCTGATATAAGAACTGAAATTGAAGGTATAGTTGGTATTGAAAATTATTGTAGAAGTGATGATATTAAATCAGTTTATAAAAAAACAGGAACAAGCGTAACTTTTACTAGTAAACGACCATTTATCTTACCTTCTACTAAACAAATGATTCGTCCAATAGACATGAATGATTTTAATTTTAGAATTTCCCTTCAGACTGAACAAGAAGCGAAAAAAGGATTAGAAAATTATATTATTGATAATTGGCGCAAATCAAAAAAAGAATTTAGATATTTGAATCGTGTTACTTTTACACATGACGATTTCCCTGTTAATATTGATTTAAGTATTGTAAAGACAGGAAATAAAGGAAAAGATAAACGCGGATTTATGAATATCATACCTGTTAATACATTATCAGAATCAAATGTATTTAATAATCCTGAATCTTATGAAATAGAAATAGAACTTGATAATTCAAAAATAGGACCAGGAACTAAATTTCAGACGCCTGAATCAATATTAGTAGCCTTAAGGAAAGTTATAAAATATATCCTTAGTGGATTACAAGGCACTTTATACCCAATTTCTTATCCAGAACAAGAACAAGTTTTAAAAGATTATATGAAAATGATTTGGGGTGATGAATACGAACCTTCTAGAAGAATTACTAGTCAAAATTTTATTGGTCCAAATTCAATTACTCTTCAACTAACAAACATTGCTAATTTAGATGAAAATTCTACAATTCCAAATATTAGAAAAGATTTCGTTGTTACAGAAAAGGCTGATGGTGAAAGACATTTAATGTATATCTCAAGTATCGGTAAGATATATTTGATTAGTAGTAATATGGATGTAAAATTTAGTGGCGCTAAAACATTAAATCAAGAATATTTTAATACATTAATAGATGGTGAATTAATATCACATGATAAAAATGGTAAATTTATAAATTTATACGCTGCTTTTGATATTTATTTTCATAAAAATAAAGATATCAGAAATGCTAGTTTCTTATTTATCAACGATAGCGACAAAAATATAAATAGATATTATATTTTAGAGAAAATAAGATATGAATTAAAACCTATTTCAATTCTTGATACACATCAACCTAATAATAATTTTAAAAGCATATTACAGAAATATATAGCTGGTCAGGTTTCTCCTATTAGATTTGAAGTTAAAAATTTCTATCCAATGTCTACAAAACAAACCATATTTGATGGATGTAAAACTATTTTACAAAAGGAAAAAGAAGGTTTATTCGAATACGAGACAGATGGTCTTATATTTACGCATGCTTATTATGGAGTAGGGTCTAATGTTATTGGGAAGTCTGGACCTAAAACAAAAATAACATGGGAGTATTCTTTTAAATGGAAACCACCACAATTTAATACAATTGATTTCTTGATAACAACAACAAAAACACCTACTGGGGAAGATGTTATTAAATCATTATATGAAGATGGTATATCAGCATCATCTGCTATTCAACATAATGAATATAAAACTATTGAATTAAGATGCGGTTTTAATGAAAGAACAGATGGTTATATAAACCCATGTCAAGATATTATTAATGATAATCTTCCTGAATATAAACCACGATTTGAAGAAAAACAAGGTAATGATTATGTGCCAAAAAGATTTTATCCAACAGAACCTTATAATCCAAACGCAGGATTATGTAATTTAATGTTAAGATATGACGACGCAGGTGTAAAGCAAATGTTCGCTCAAAGTGGTGAAGTCATTACCGATAATACAATTGTAGAATTCGCATATGATATTGATTCACAAGAAGGATGGAACTGGAAACCATTACGTGTAAGACATGACAAAACTGCTAAGTTACGTAGAGGAGAAAAAGAATATGGAAATTCGTATAAAGTTTGTAATGAAAACTGGAAATCAATTCATCCAACAGGAAGAATTACAGAAGATATGCTTATGACAGGTTTAGGTATACCAGATGTAAATGTTAGTGAAGATAAATATTATAATACACCCACCGGGAAATTAAAAACCGAAGCACTCAAGAATTTTCATAATTTATATGTTAAAAAAATGTTGATAAATGGTGTTGCTAAACAAGGTGATACTTTAATTGATTATGCTTGTGGTAAAGCAGGAGACCTACCAAAATGGATATCCGCAAGATTATCGTTTGTATTTGGAATAGACTATTCAGAAGATAATCTTGAGAACAGACTTGATGGTGCTTGTGCTAGATATTTAAATGCTAAAAAAAATAATAAATATATGCCTAGTGCGTTATTCGTGCATGGCAATAGTGCTAATAATATTAAAGATGGAACTGCTCTATTAAATGACAAAGCTAAGCAAATTAGTGCGGCTGTATTTGGAAATGGTGTAAAAGATGTTGAGAAAATCGGTAAAGGTGTCGCAAAATTATACGGCAAAGGAGATGGAGGATTTAATATATCATCATGTCAATTTGCGTTACATTATTTCTTTGAAAACCCTGATACGTTAAAAGGTTTCCTTAAAAATCTTGTTGAATGTACAAAACTTAATGGATACTTTATTGGCACGTGTTATGATGGAAAGAGTATATTCAATAAACTTAAAAAAGTAAAGCCTGATGAAGGTGTGAAATTAGTTGATGAAGGAAAACAAATTTGTGAAATTGTTAAGTATTATACATTTGATACATTTGATAATAACTCAAGCTCACTAGGATATAAAATTAGTGTATGTCAGGAATCAATTAATCAATACATTTATGAATATCTTGTTAATTTCGAATATTTAGATAGACTATTAGATGCCTATGGTTTTAAATTGATTACTATTGAAGAAGCGAATGAAATGGGGTTACCTTCTGGTAGTGGAATGTTTAGTGAATTATTTATTAATATGTTGGATGAAATTAAGAATAATAAATATAAATCATCAATCTTCGGTGAAGCCCCTAATATGACCTTAATTGAAAAAGAATTATCATTTCTAAATAGATATTTTGTTTATAAAAAAATAAGAGAAGTGAATGTTGATAAATTATATCTTGAATTGGGCGAATATGAAGATACAATGGATAAGAGAGCACAAGAAGATTCTAAAAAAGCGGTTGTTATTGCTAAAGAAGAAGAAACAAAAATTAAACCTAAGGTAAGAAAACTTCAAAAAAAATTATTACTTATCGCAGCAACCGAAGCAGTTGATGAACCTGTAAAGAAAATTGAAGAGGAAATTAACAAGAAAACGGCTAAAAAAGCAGCAACCAAATCAAAAAAATTAGTAATTATTGATGAAGAGGATTAACAATAAAACTTCGTAATAAACTTAAATAAAATTTATAATATATAATAAGACTAATGAGTTACTATATATTACCAAAAAATAATAATCTTATTAATTTAAGTCCACAATGTTCAGATGAAATATGTAAACCTTATATTTCTTATTCGCTTTTAAATTATTATCTTAAGATTAAAGAACAAATAGAAGACATGTTTTTATATGATTCAGATTTATCGGATAACACATTTGAAACTGTAAGCAAAATAATTAATCCTTATGAATTTATTTATTCCAATGTTCCAGGATCAAAATTTTCAGTAAGTAAATTAAAATATAAATCAAATGTTTTTTATGATTTAATTGAAATTGTAAATAATTTCAGTATTTTTGATAATTTTATTATAAGCGAGCCCATGAATTTTTTACATATATCACCAAACTATAATGATTCTATTGAATGCTTTGAAATTTTTAGAGAAGGGTCTTCAGATAATCATATAAATACAAGTTTTGACAATGATAAATTTTCTATACAAAACAAAATAGATTTTTTATTTTGTGAATTAGATTCTTCTGATTACTTTACATCATTTATTCAAACAGTTATGATTATACTTAGTTCACAGAATTATAATGGTATATCAATAATAAAAATAGGTGATGTATTTTATAAACCAATTATTGATATGCTATATTTTTTATCATCCCTTTATGAAAAAGTATATATATGTAAGCCAAGTACTAACAATATTATATATTTTGATAGATATATAGTATGTAAAAATTTTTTACATGATGAACGGTCTAATGTATATCTAAAATTAAATTATTTGAAATTGTTAGTTTTTATTAAAAAACTCGAGTATAACAAAAATATTGTATCAATATTAAATTTTGATGTTCCATGTTACTTTAAAAACAAGTTAGATGATATAAATAATATTATAGGTCAACAACAATTAGAATCGCTAGATCAAATATTTTCAGTATATAAAAATAAAAATAAAGATGAGAAGATTGAGACAATTAAAAAAAATAATATACAAAAATCTGTCTTATGGTGCGAAAAATATAAAATTCCGTGTAATAAATTTTCTGAAAAAATAAATATTTTTTTACCAATTATAAATGATTGTATATAAAAGAAATCTAATAAGCATTAGCACCTGTAGTAGTATTATATGTATTAGGTGACTGGGAATAATAATTGCTTCTAAATACAGTTCCTGGATAATATCTATAAGGACTTGTTTGTGAAGTAGGAATTTGATATTCTGGTAATTGTTGTTTAAAATGACAAAATTTCTTATTTTCAAATTGTCTTGATTGAGAGAAATTCAACGGCCAAGGTGTGTTACAAGCAGGAGATTTATTTTTTAATAAATTAACATAATTATTGTTGTCTCCAGCATAAATTTGATTAGCAGTTACTAACTCTTCACCGGTGTTGTTGTAATTTTGAATTGAAGCAGCATTTGTAGAAATTGTATCAACATTTAATTTTAAGTTTCTTGTTGAACTTGAAACAGCACCTTGTTTAGCAAATTGATAATTATTAGGTTTATAAACCGTAAGCTGGCATCCAGCTGGATTTGTTGGACCAGATAGAGGAATTCCAGAGTATGGATTATTAATAAAAACTTCAAAAACAACTGTTGCTGATTTTCTTTGTTCTTCAGGTAATCCTTGTATCCAATTAAAAAATCCTTGAATAGAATTGATTCCTGTAGATTGAAACTCTTGAAATTCTGTTTCTGTAACTATATTTTCATTTAACATAATATCAAACATTTTATAAATAAATGCTAGTTCACTACCTTCATATAATTGAGTATTTAGTTGGCAATTAGCTAGATAAGTATTTGCTAAAGATAAAGGTCCTCCAGGTTTAGGCTCGTTATTTCCATCTACAGAATAGTAATAAGGATTACCGTTATCATTTGTTTTATAGGATAAAAAGTTAAAGGCTTTTTGTTCATAAGTTTTACATCTATTTTGTAAATATTGTTTAGTGCTAGTATAATAATTTTTCTTTAAGTTAGTATTAGCATAAATAACACGTTGTCTAGCTTTTTTTTCTTGATTACAACACAAAATAGGGTTTGTTGTATTTGGTTCAGGATTTTCCAAAAGATTATAATTATTTGGTTTATAAGACGCAACTATTCCTATACCTTCGCAAGTTTTACATTCTTTATCCAAATTTTCTTCATTATTTAATGAATTTAATTTAACTATATAAGAACCAGGTTTGTCTTGCATTTCATTTAATAATCCCGAACCACCAAATCCTCCACCAAGTGATGTTCCTTTACTAGACTTGACAAATCTATTTAAATTATAATTAATTAAACCATTTTCATTTATATTTAATGTTTCATCATTAGTTGGATTGTCAATAACTAAATTTGGAACATTTTCAACAGGTTGTGATGGTATAACTCTTCCTTTTCTATAATGTTTAATTGGTCTAGCTAATCCAAAACCAGTTTGGAAAACATTACCAGGATCATTATTAGTAAGTGGTCTAATATGACCAGGCGCAGAGCCTACTGGAAAACTATTGTTTCCTGTGCCTTTCCAAGTAACATATTGTTTATTATAATATGTACTTTTGTGATTATATCCTGAAGAAGGCATAGAATTCATTCCTAATGGATAAACTGCTGATGACATTTATATTATTATCGAAGAAAATAAAAAGTAATATTATAATATAAATGACAACTTTGGTAAATATATTAATATTATTTTTTACATTTTTAATTCTTTATCAAATATTTTTAGCAAGTAACTTTTTAAATTTGATTGAAGGTCTTGAAAATCAATATGAACCATACGATACAAATAATCCAGATAATGCTCTTATATTGGCGCAAAAAAATGCTGGAAATATATTATATTTAAAAGATAGAATAGATTCATTACAAGATGTAAATAAACAAATTCAGGATTTGAGCGGTAATATAGTATCATTACAACAACAAGTAAATGGAATAATGCAATCTCAGCAAGAATATGCTAATCAATTAACAGGCGGAACACCTCCAGAAATTACAGGCATTAATTAAAACTAAAACATGTAATTTAGAATACTAATTTATATAAAAATAAATATATCTATATAAATTAGTATAATGTCTAATTTATTTCAAGAAGTATTAACTGATGCCAAAGGAGTAGAAGAAAGATTATTAGGTCCTACTTATCCCTATTATAAGAATATTAAAACACCATCACAAATTGGTATGAGTGATAAGGGTAATATTCAACAAATATCTAAAAATATAAATGGTTTAATTCAATATGTTGAATTATTAGTATCCGGACAAAGCAAAGCATCTGCTACAGGTCAACCTTTAGGAGACAAATTCTTCTTACAAACAGGAGCTAAATGTAGAGCAATTGATAGTTGTTCTGATAAAAATGATGCTTCTACATGTAAACAAGTTGATAGATATATTTATATAGATAATGTTCCTCAAGGTAATATTCCTTTTATTTCTAGTGGGTTAGATGTGAACTTTTCTGAATTTAAAGGTTTGATTCCAGGTGCGATGGGTAATTTAAATGTATTGAATCCATTTGCGATGATGAGAGCATTTTTATCTGGTTCAAATCCACCATGTCAACAAATAACTATGCAAACAATTACATCAGATAACGTAAAATCATCAGAGACTCATTATGTAACTTTGACTGATATAAATAATATGGACCCATGTAGTTTTCCAAATAAAAAAAATCCTTTAACAGGAAAAAAATGTAAGGAATCATTTCAAACAAATGGAGAGATTATAATGCCAGATGACCCAATAGCGCAAATTTATTTTGCCAGTTTAGGAGTTTTAGGAATATTTATTTTATATCGTTTAATGGAAAAATCTCGTTAATAAGACAACTTGTGAATTTTCAAATACTTAAAAAAATAATATATAGAGATATTTCATATGAGAAAAAGTATTAGAAAAATAAATCGTAATAAATCTAAAAGTCGCACTAAATCTAAAAGTCGCACTAAATCTAAAAGTCGCACTAAATCTAAAAGTCGCACTAAATCTAAAAGAAGTAACAATAAAAGAAGAACAAGAAGAGTAGGAGGTAGTGCTAATTATAGTCCAGAAGATATGGAATCGTTTAAAAAATGGATAGCAGATTTGAGCGAATCATCGCCAAGAGATATAGAACAGAAAAATTGGTTGCTTAACAATTACGAGAGAATGCCATATGAAACTGATTATGAATTTAATTGGAGTATGGATATAGATGACCCAAGTGAAAAATCTTATTATCAGGGAATAGATAGAATGAGTGGTTATTTAAATGGATTTGGTGGTTGGTAGATACCTAATCAAAAGTTAATAAATCGAAATTATCACCTTTTTCTTTATTCATCAATTGTTGTGTTAAATAATCAATTGTCTTTAATTTTGTATTAATTTCTTTTTCTAATTTCGCAATAATTATTTGTTGCGATTTTACAACTTCTTTTAATTTCTCACATTCTGAATAAAAATTCATTTTATTTACATTCAAATCCGATAACCATTTTTGATGTGTTTTTGTCTTTATATGATTAGCTAAACTACTTCTTGTATCAAATATATGATCTTTTCTTGCTCCACAAGAACATCGCAATCCATTAGCAAACTTACTAGATGGAGGTATATAATCTACATAATTACCTTTATCATCAATATTAGGTTCATAGATATCTGAATCTAACGCAATATTTGAATCCATTATTATACTACATAAATATAGTAATAGATTTTTAAGTAAATTTAATAATTTATATTAGTGTCTTCTATGTCTTCGACTTTTTCTACCAGAATGTCTTTTTGTCTTTCCACCAACATATGTATGAGGTTGCGCTGTTTGACCTGAAAATGACGCGGCAGTTGACGCCAATCCAGTAGCAGGAGTATTCGCATTATAACCTCCCCTCATTTTACGTCTTCTTGTTTTTCCACCTCTAATATAATTATTGTAGGCGGGTTGAGGAGGAACTGCTGATGATGTTCCAGTTAAATATGAAGTTGTGCTTTTAGTTTTATTCCACAAATTTGACATTCCACTATATAAAGAATTACTCCAATTGGATGCTGTACTTGATAAATTATCAAGAAATCCTCCTTTCATAGATCTTCTACGATTTCTATATTGCTTAGGCATTATATATTAGAAAAAGAAATTATTAATTTTTTAACCTTTCTTAACATAATTTTTAAAAGCAAAAAAAGCTGCTAAACCTCCGAGAATTTGCGCAATAATATAAGGTAATACTTCATTTTTAGGCAATTTACCAGCAGAATATAGTGCTATAGATACTGCTGGATTATACATTCCTCCTGAAATAGAACCACCTAATAATATTGCGATTGCTAAAGCAGAACCAATTGCTAACCAGTTGCCGGTCGCAAGAATAACAAATACAAGAAGCATAGTTCCTAAAAATTCAACCAAATATTTGTTCATTATATAAATAATGATAAAATATTTTATATTTATTAATAATTTTGGCGCACTATGGAACCCCACGCGCACACTTGACCATTTCTTAAACTTGTATTTTCAATAGCACCCTTCTTTTTTGGTGCTACACATCCTCCTGAACGTGCTCTTCTAATTGTTGAACGCGTACCACTTGGATAATAGTTTTTGGTTCCAGTTGGCGCAGCATTAGGTAAATTTACTTTGTAACCTGATTGTCCTACCGCATTTGCCTTAACAACATTAACATATAAAGATGATGGCAAAGGAGGTATATAATTTGTATGAGTAGATACTGGAACTTGTCTTTGAGATGAATTAATAACATATGCTTGTGGAACAGACATTTTTCCTAAAGCTAATTGTCTAGCTTTTACTGTTTGTGATATCGCAGTTCTTAAATATTGTTTTCTCATATTTGAATTCATGTCAGCATAAACAGGTTCCTGCATAGAATAGAATTGCGGAGGCGTTGGTCGAATTCCTGATAAAATTCCATAACTATGATAAGGAATTTGACATGGTGTTTGACTTGTGCTTAATGGTCCTGTTATTGGCGCATTAACGTAATTATTATAAGATACAGAACCTATATTTGTTGATACCGCATATGGAGTTGTCATTTTATATATTATATGAAAATATATTTAATTAATTTAAAGCAATATATGTTAAATATCCGAATGAGGCTGCTGAATAAAACATTACTGCGGCATTTATTTGATACGCATAACTATTTCTATGAAAGGGCTTTAAACTTATAGCATTCATACAAGTTAAAGCAGATGAAAATAACACAATTGAACCAAACATTGATCCTGATATAATAATAGCTTTTTCTAATGGTAATAACATAATATAAATATTTAAGTAAAATCTTTATATTATTTTTTAATATAATTAGGTGTTCCACAAAATAAACATAACTGGACTAACTTATTTGGTTCCACCATTACTGTATTATTCTTTTTACACTTACAACATTTAAATATACTATTAAATTGACATATTCGTGAAGAATTGAAGTCTGTTTTTTGATATAATATTTGAAGTCTGTGCTTATTCATATTATAATATGTTTCTAAATTATTTTTAATATCTTCTAATGGCTCTAATAGCAGATTGGCTTGTATTAGATTGATCACCACCATAACTGAGGTCATTATAATTTTTATTCACTGCTTTCTGTTTTAAATAAGTAACATAATCAGAACTATCATAGACAAATTTAACATTACAAGCTGAAGCCGGTATATTATTGAGAAGCTGAAGATTACTATAAGTAGCAGATGGAATACAAGTACTTTGTACAGATCCTAAATGTTGTTTTAGGCCTTTAAGACCGGGTCTGCTTTGTGGTGTCTGGCATGTTCCTCCACAAGAATAATTTGAACGACTTAATAAATCTCCAGCATTATTCACTGCTCTAAAAGGAGTAGTTATTGGCTGCTTTAAATTATCGCGTCTTAATTGACTAGGATATGTTGTGTTCCACGCATTCTTCAAAGTGAAACGAATGTGCTCAAATTCAGGATAACGTTTATCTACATTTTGAGTTTGTTTCGGAATATAACCTCTTATAGCTCCACCAGAATTTGCTGGTCTAACAACAAATGATTGAAAAGCTACATTACTTCCATTAATTGGGCTAGAATATCCAACAGATGTCGACATTTATATAATACTATAGTAAAAAAGTTTTTTGAAAACTTTATCTAAACATAATAAATTATATTAAAATAATATATAATGTTCGACTTCTTTTTATTAGTTAGTGCAATTGTTTTAATTTCAATTGATTTTGTTTATTTGAATATAATGAAAAGTTTTTTTAGTAATCAAATTAAAAGAGTTCAAGGTTCAAATATGGAAATAAATTATTTAGGAGCTGCTTTATCTTATATATTTTTAATAGTAGGTATTAATTACTTTATCATAAAACCCAAGAAAAGCGTTAGTGATGCCTTTTTATTAGGTCTTGTAATTTATGGTGTATACGAAACAACCAGTTACGCATTATTAAAAAACTGGTCTCTCCTTACTGTGATAATTGATACATTATGGGGTGGCTTATTATTTTCTTCAACTACATATATCGTCAATTTATTACGCTAATTTATTTAAATATAAATTTAAAATATTTTTATATTTTATGAGTACTATTAAATATAAATTTCAAAATCAAAATGATCTATTATTTTATATATTAAATGCAGCAGGACATGATTTTATACATGATTTTAATAATTATTTACGTATGGGAAAAATTTTAAATTATATAATGGGTTTAGCTCAATATACTTTACCTCAAATAGATATTATACGTGAAATGACACCTGCGGTTCAAGCTTTACACTTACAGCAACAAATTGATACACAGGAACCATCCCCCATAAATTTAAATCTTGGAACAAATTTAAATCTTGGAACAAATTTAAATCTTGGAACAAGTGAACCTGAATATGAAAGAGAATCAACTATTATACAACAGTCTATATCAGGGTCTGAACAAATAAACCTTAACCCTAATCAAGAGTTAAGTATAGATGATAATCCTGTTGATAATTCAACACAATACTTACAAACAGAAACACTTTATGAAAGTCAAAAAGAAGATAATTTAATATCTGAACCAATACAACTATTACAACCAGTTAATATTGCGGATACATCATCAGATATACCAATCCAAACTATTGTCAATAAAAATATTGAACTTTATAATTATGTAGCAGTTAGTACACCAGAAAGGGAAACAAGGTCAACCACAAAAAAATTAAATCTTATGCAGCATTTAAAAGATTTTATTCAAGAAACTAAATTTTTAATAATCAGCAAACTTCAAACATTCGATCGTAGAACTTTTCCACAAGGTTCACGAGGAGGAAATAAACGCGTTAGAAACCAAAAAGGCGGAAATGGTATTAATATTATAACGAGTAACGATATAATAAGTTCAGTTAAAGATATTATTGATGAGATAAATGAAGAAACTCCTCAAAATTTACAACTTATTAGTTATTTTGAGTATATTATGCATTCATATTTAAATTTATCTATTCCAGGAGTCTCTCCATTAGAGATTTTTAACAATAGTTTAATAGAAGACAGTGCTTGTATATTTATTATCGGACAATGTAATAATATAAATATTAAAGAGCAAGCAAAGTTATCTTTAAAGGCATTATTATCTAGTTCTGTTTCAAATAAAAGTGTAACGGAAGATTCCTCATCAAAAGCAAAAGGCATAGTTGACCTTTCTAAAATCATGGCACGAGGTATCGGATCTCCTAAAAAAAGTTTGCCTTTTAGTTCTAAACTACCTAGACAAGTTGCTGGTAGAAATATAATTGGAGGCGCTTTTAATGCGACTGTTTACTCAACTATTAATTCAGAGATATTTAACGAATTCGAAAAAACAATTTCTGATTTTAATGGAACAGCATTATTTACTGCTTATTATTCAAGTTCTTCTCCATTACAACAAAATAATGTAGAGCTTGCTACTGAAATTTACGATAATTACAAATCTTTTATTAGAAGTGTTCCACAAGTACAAGGAAAAAATATAATACAATTAATTACTGGTCCGCAAATGTTTAATGTAAAAACATCAATTATTGAGAATAAAAATAGAGATATGCGTAAGGGAGGTAGAAATGTTTTAAAAAATAGTCAAGAAATGGTTGATACTATAAATGATTTAATATTTATTAAAACTATAGATTCTTATAATGATATTAAAAATAGATTACAAGCAAGAAGTGAAGATAGCGGTGATGGTAGTTCACTTACTGGTAGCGCAAAAAGTTCAGTTCAAAGAATTTCACGGTTACTTGCATATAAAATATTAGAATTAACGGGTATAATGTTACCCGGTAGAGAACCTACATTTACTGGTAATTTAGATTTAGATGCACAAATTAGAATATTATATAATGTAGCAGTAAGGGATAAAGGTTATTCTTCAGCCGATGATGTATTAATTAAACATTTTATTGATAATTATGGAGGTACTCCTAATATTATGTCTGGTATTACTTCTATAAATGAATTATCTATACAGATTGGCTCATGTAAAAAATCAATATGTCGTGTAATTAACAACGCAGCACCATCAGATATAAAAAGCGCAATTACACAATTTGTTGTTTGTCCCACAAGTTCAGTATGTGATGGTATGGGTTCTTTTGGCAGTTGTGTAAATCCAAGTAATAATAAAGAATATGCTAATATGAATTTTTCAATTTCATATAAAAAAGATAGTACAAAAATGGATGTAGATGGTGAAGATGAAGAAAGTTATTATTATGGACAAACTAATATAAAGAAGGATTTAACATCTGTAAATATAAACTATGGAATTAGTTATGGTAATTTACAAATATATAATTTTATTGATATAAAGATAGATTCACAACCAATTGTTTTACAAGCAAATTATGTGTTTAAAAATTTAATAAATAGAATTATTGAAATTTGGAAAAGATCACCAGCTACAAATATAGACGCTTTATGGGATGAATTATATGTCACAGATTATTTTTTTAGTATTTTAAAATTAGGTTCTCAAAAGGCTATTGGAGATATATTTCAAGAAATAAATAGCACATTACATAATGGTGGTTATAATGTAGAAGTTCAAGGACTTAATTTAAAAAAAACATATGGATTAATGGGTGACAGACCTTCTGGTGTTCGTGTTTTAAAATTATTAAATAATGAGGATCCAGAATGTGGGAAAAATACAAAAGCAAGTGGTGGTTATGTTGGCAGTGATACTTCATTAATATATTTTTATTCGGATAAAGTTGCCACTCCAGTTAAAAACCGTAAAGGTGGTAGATTAACTAAAAAAAATAAACGCAAAATTATGATAAAGCGTCACAATAAACGGACAAAAAGAAAAATAAAAATCATCTTGGAGATGTGCTAAAATGAATATTTATGACGATGGTCGAGATTATGATTTTGTAACATTATAAAAATATATGATAAATTTGTTACAGAAAAAAATTATATATATTTAAAATATATGAAGATATATTCTAAATTATATATTGCTTTAGTGGGATTTATATATTTATTTATAAGTTATTCATTATGCTCTAGCCATGAATTACCTAAATCGGGTTACATATCACGAAGAAAAAATTTTTGTTCAACTCCATTAGATGTTTTAGTTGTAATATTTTTATTTATAATTTTATTTTTAGATAATATAACAAATTTTATATCAAAATTTAAAGTTTAAAATTTATCCTTCTGTTAATAAACGTGGCGCAACATTCATTGTATTTAATTCTTGGAAGATGAGCTTACAAGCATAAGGAATTTCTACATATGCGAAATCTGCTCTATTTCCGCAAGTATGACATAAATGAATATGCATCTTATCATTATATGACGCAATAAGACCACATTTTTTACAGACATATACAGAATATTTATCTGAAGCATCGTACATTCTTCCTCTGGTAAATCTTGCCGCACCATGTGAGATCATACAATCACGTTCCATCTCTCCAAATCTCAAACCACCATCACGACTGCGACCTTCGGCAGGTTGTCTTGTAAGATTAACCATAGGACCAATTGAACGACTATGTGCCTTATCATTTACCATGTGCTTTAAGCGTTGATAAAATACTGGTCCCATAAATACACTACATTCTACTTGCTCACCAGTTAGACCATTATATAATAATTCATTTCCATGAGCTTCATATCCAGATTTTAATAATAAATCACAAATATCCTTGACATCAAATTCATTAAATGCTGTTCCATCACCAAATAATCCGAGCTCTACTAATACTTTACCAAGAGCGGTTTCTTTTAAATGTCCTATAGTCATACGAGATGGAATCGCATGCGGATTTATAATGATATCTGGTCTAACACCATTTTCAGTATATGGCATATCACATTCAGGAACAATATTACCGACTGTTCCTTTCTGTCCATGACGACTAGAGAACTTATCACCAATGACTGGTTTTCTGATAGTTCTGAGTCTTACCTTGGCAAAATTATATCCTTCGCCATTTCTATCAATATAATTTTTATCAACATAAGTTTCTTCAACAGTTTTGTAGATTTTACTTTGGTCTTCATATTTAATAATCTTAGTATGGTCGTTTCTATTTTCTTTAATTGGCACAATTTTAGCAATAATGATATCACGGTTTTCAACCAATGTATTTTCTGGAATAATTCCTTTTGAATTAATTTTATTATAATTTCCCATCTTTAATCCTTTAGTTTTATTTGGGTCTGGTTTACATCTAATTTCTTCATCACCGTTAATTTTTTGTTTATCTTCATCCTTTTCAGTATGATAAACAGTAGTTAACGCCATTCCTCTATCAATCGCACCTTTATTAATAATTAAAGAATCTTCTTGATTATAACCAGTATGAGTCATAATTGCGACTATCAACTGAGAACCAGATGGAATTTTATTAAGATGAATTAAATTCATAATACGAGTATCAACTAATGGTCTCATTGGATAATTTAGAACATAAGCAGTTTTATCCATTCTATTTTCGTAATTTGAGACGTAAACACCCATAGCTTGCTTGCCTTGAGCGCATTGATACGTATTACGAGGCGATTGATTGTGTTCCGGGAAAGGAATACAAGACGCTAAGACACCAAACATAGTTGAAGGATGAATTTCACAATGTGTGTATTTTAATAATTTATTATTAGGATTAATTAAATCTTTTGGTTTTGTGGCGATCATACTCCAACTTTGTTCTTCTGGATCAATATATTCTAAGACCGAATCTTCAAGATTAGAAGATGTTAGAAGATTGTCCCAAGTATATTCTCCACTATTTAGTTTATTAATAATTGAATTATTAATCAGAATATTTTTATTTTTAACTCGTAATAAAGGTCTAGTAAGTCTTCCGCTATCATTACATACTCTAATTTCTTTTAACTTGTAATCAAATATAATGGATGTATAAATATTAATAATTCCTTTTTGCTTTTTATCTTTTAACATTACATACAAATCTTCTGGATTTTCACTAATTCCAACCCATGCTCCATTAATGAATACTTTCACTTTATCATAAATCGATTCAGGCGTTAAACTAGAGTCATCAATTTTAATAATGTGAGGCATAATATATTCATATAATGGCAATGAATTTGAATAGATAGTAAGATGTGTCATATAGGATAAATTTTTTACTATACCAACGGATTGCCCCTCAGGCGTCTCTGCAGGGCATAGAAACCCCCAAGACGTATTATGCAGTTTGCGCGGTGGAATTAATTTACCACTTTTATCTGTTGGTGTAGAAATTCTTCTCGCATGACTTAAACTTGATACATAATTTAAACGATTATAAACTTGCGCGACACCAACCTTATTAGAATTACTGTGTTTAATACCAAAATCACCAGTAGATAATGCTCTTTTAATACCATTTTCAATGGTGGTTGATTTAATAATTTTATAAATATTTGTTAAATTAATAATATTTTCGTAATCATCTTTAGAGCGCCAAGAACCTGTATTAATCTCACGAATAACTTGTTTTTCCATATCTTTAACAAGTTTATTAAAGTAATTCCTATATAAATTATTAAGCAATGTTCCAGTTCCATCAACACGCTTATTAATATAAGAATCTCTATCATCTTGTTTAATAATTTCAAAATATGCCATTAGCAATTTACTAGCCATATAACCTAAGAAATAAATTTTCTGTTCCATATTATGACAATGTGGAAATAAATCATTATTAAGAATGTCTAATGTAAACTCGTGCTTCTTTTTAGAACCAGTTTCTTTATCCATATTGATTGGAGTATACATAACAAAACTTGTAATAAATTTAATCGCTTCTTCTTGAGTCAGGCATTTATCTGATTCAATTATAGAAGCTTGTAATGCGTCTAATAATTGTTTATTTTTTGACTCATCGATATCCAGCAAAATTTTCTTACAAATTTCTTTGTCTGAAATAACTCCTAATGCTCTGAAAACAATAAATAATGGAATCGGTTGTTTTACTCTTGGAATTTCAAGAACAATCGGATAACCAAATCCATTATTTTTAGATGAAATCAGCATGGAAATTTGCTTTGGAGAAATACACTTGAAATCAGGAACAGACTTAATTTCGGCCTTCCATAAATATTTTGTATCGTTTTTTTCAACATTAAAACAATACACTTTATTTTCGGCAGCGCGTTCTTGACCCAATACAGTTTTTTCAGACCCGTTTATAATGAAATATCCACCAGCATCAAATTTACATTCACCAGTCTGTTCATTATCAAAATGTTTGTATTGATTTAATACACAAATATTTGACTTTAACATAATAGGTAATTTGCCAATATGAACTCGTGGAATAGTCTTATAAAATATCTGAGTATTTTCCAAGTTAGGACCATTTCTAACAACATACTTAATATTAATATCAATTGTAGTTGAAGAAGCGTAAGTAAAATTTCTTAATCTCGCTTCTTGTGGAAACATCAGTTTAATTGCTCCATTATTTTCATGAATCTGAGGTCTATAAATATTAAAATTTTCAAATGTAATAAATATTTCTAATGCGTATTTTTTCGAATTAGCATCGAAATCTTGTTCTGACGCAATATGTACTGGATTAAACATCTCAATAGTTTTTATAATTTGATAACCAATAAAATTATTATATGATTCTATTTGATGTCTAACAAATCTATCTAGTTGTTGACCCTTGAAATAAGATTCAATAATATTCCATGGTGTTTCAATGTAAGGTTCGTTTTCAATATTGAAAACCTCGTTTAAATTATCAGTTGAACTCATTTCTTTACTTTGTATATTATCTGTCATCACTATTTCGGATATTTAATATATCAATTTTTTTTTAAATTGTTTTAATATATTAATAATCCGAAATATAAAATAATACTACAGAATAATAATATAAATGAATATTACTTATTACATTAATGCCGAATAAAATAAAAACGACACTAGATCCTTTAAGAATTAATAATTATAATCAGTTCTTAAAAACACTTGATAATACAATTAAAAAAGAAACTAAACAGGAAGAGATTAGACGAATAATGAAAGATGAAAAAGATATAAAAAAAGAAGTAGATAAAATTATTGAGATTATTAATAATAATTTTACAATAAATGATTTTTCTTCGTCTAATTTCACAGGACAATCTCGTAATGACACTACAATGTCTTATATTGAACCTCATGATCCTAATAAGTATATTGATTATTTAAATAAGGATTTAAATATCAAAATTTATAAGATATATAAACCGTCTACAAAAAAGGTTTTAGAAAAAGAAGAAATTCCTGTCGTTATTAAAGAAACTATTGATATTAATGTTGAAATAAATAGTATTACTGATATATTAAAATTAATTGAAACATATAAATATGACCCATCTATTAAATATAATATTGACATGAAGGCTCTTCATAATATTAAAGAACCTCTAGAAGAATTAAATAATATGATTGGAATGAAAGATTTAAAGAATAATATTGTAGACCAAATATTATATTTCGTCCAACAACTTCACAAAAATAAAAATTCTTCAGGTGAATTTTTACATACAGTTATTTATGGACCACCTGGAACTGGTAAGACTGAAATAGCGAAAATAATGGGTAAAATTTACAGTAAAATTGGTATTCTCTCGAAGGGTACTTTTAAAAAGGTTACTAGAAGTGATTTAATTGCTGGATTTTTGGGTCAAACAGCATTAAAGACGAAGGATGTTATCAAGGAAGCGCTTGGTGGAGTATTATTTATTGATGAGGCGTATGCTCTTGGTAATCCTGAAAAGAGGGATAGTTTTGCGAAAGAATGTATTGATACATTATGTGAAGCTTTAAGTGACAATAAAGAAAATTTGATGGTAATTATAGCGGGTTATGAGAAGGAGCTAAAAGAAAGTTTTTTTGCGTTTAATCAAGGACTTGATTCTAGATTTACATGGCGTTTTAAGACAGATGAATATACTCCAGAAGATTTATATCAAATATTTATTAAAATGGTAAACGATATTGGTTGGGAAATAGAAGAAAATTCTAAAATAACAACTGACTGGTTTAAAAAAAATAAAGATTATTTCCAATTTTTTGGACGAGATATAGAGACATTGTTGTCTAAAACAAAAATAGCGCATAGTCGTAGAGTATTTTGCCTTCCTGAAACAGATAAGAAGAAAATAAATTTAAAAGATTTAGAAAAAGGACTAGAGGTTTTTTTAAGAAACGATGATATTAAAAATAGAAAGAATGAAAAGGAATTAAAAAATTATTTATATAATACACTTTATAGTTAATATTTAAAGTTTATATTCTTATATTTTTATTTGATATTATATTAATGTCAAATAAAACAATTTCAATAAATCCATCATTATTTAGTGTAAGTAGTTCAAAAACAAGAAAAAATAAAGAGAAATCTAAACCAGTCGTTCCATTAATATCACCAAATGTTTTAAAGAATAAGCTTTTAAAAAGAATTAAGGAACATAAGCAAAAAGAGACTCAGCATTTAGAAAATAATAAAAGAAAATTAGATATTAATGTAAATGTTGAACCTACAGTTTCTTCTAATATTTCTAAAGACGATTATACAGATGAGTTTACAGAATCTTTAACTTATTTACAAACACTTTCAAAACAAAAAAGTTTGAATGAAGAAAAGATGAAAAATCAAAAACGTAAAGAGGAGATTGAGAGAAGAACAATAAGAAACTATCATTCTCCAAATATAAATGTTGATAAGCCGCTAATTAATATCGATTTGCCAGAAGAATTAATACAGCAACCAATTCAAATTAGCACTGAGTCATTTACTAATAATGATGTTCCTTACGGAATTTTAAAAGGGGGAACAAAACCTAGTTATAGAGAATGGAGTAGAACACAACGAAATAATATTGTAACAAATCCAAATTCTTCACTAATAATTGAAGGAGGTTTATCGAATTCTCAACAGATTGCTAGAGAGAATAGACTTAATTTGTTGAAACAAAAAATACAGAATAAAAATGAAGAATTAAAAGCAGATAAAATTTTTAATGATAATTTAATTAAACGCCCGTTAACTTCTTTAGAAACAATAAACATTCAACCATTAATAACGCAACCATCGATAACTCAGCCTCTCATAAATAACGTTCAACAACCATTAATGAATAATGTTCAACAACCATTAATGAATAATGTTCAACAACCATTAATGAATAACGTTCAACAACCATTAATGAATAATGTTCAACGAACAGGAGGAGGAAAATTAGTAGGAACAAAACATATAACGAAAAAAACTATAAAAAGAAAATATACTCTAGGAAGGTCTAAAATAAAAAGAACAGTAGGTATATTAATTAAAGATAGAGGTACAAGAAAAAATATTTTAACAGCACAAAAAGATTTGAAGCGTAAAAATATTAATGATGTTAAATTATATTTGAGAGAACATAATCTTATTAAAATAGGAAGTAATGCTCCTAATGATGTATTAAGAAAAATGTACGAATCAGCTATGCTTTCAGGAGAGATTACAAATTCTAATTCTGAAACACTATTACATAATTTTTCAAAGGAAGATAAAGAATTATAATAAAATCTATACTTATTTTAGTATGGAAGATATAAAAGATAGATTAGGAGAATATAAATATGACTATTTTACGAATTTACAAAAATATTTAGATACCGATTTATATTTTTACGGAAGCATCAAACGTTCTGATTATTTTCAAAATGCCAGCGACATTGATGTTACTGTAATAACTGATAACGTACATAGTATATTAGCCAAACTACAAAATTATTTAAATATTAAAAAATCAGATATAAAAAAAATATACCAAAAATTTTATGAAAGGTCTAAAGCAATAGTTATAGGATATAAAATAAAATATGAAGACAATCAACGTAATTTTTCTTATGATATATTAATATACGACGAAAAATATCGTGATATAGTAGTTGAAAATTTAGAAAATATTAATAATTTACCGTCATATATGGTTGTAATTTTAATATTTATTAAAATACTATATTATTCATTAGGGATTATACCAAAAGACACCTATCTATATTTAAAAAACGCAATATTTCATATGTATTTTAACAAAACAATTTGTTTCTATGATAGAAAAAAGGCCACTACAGTAATTCTAGATATTTAGTATAATATATTAAAGATTACATAATATATTATAATATGTCGTTAATAAGCGAATATTTTGACTTAACTAAACGTTACCAAGATGAATATGGAGAGAATACAATATTACTAATGCAAGTTGGAGCTTTTTTTGAAGTATATGGTATTTATGATAAAGATTTAGATACTATAACATCAAGTAAGATTTCTGATTTCTCTCAAATATGTGAATTAAATATTGTAGATAAAAATACATGTGTCGGCAAAAATAATGTTATGATGGCTGGATTTAAGGATTTAATGATAGAAAAATATTTAAAAAAAATTCAGGATGCTGGGTTTACTGCTGTTGTTTATACACAAGACGAAAATGCCAAGAATACTAGTAGAAGTTTAGCAGGTGTTTTCTCTCCAGGAACATATTTTCAACCCGAATCTAAAAGTCTTACAAACTCCATTTCATGTATTTGGGTCGATTTAATTGAGAATAAAGTTTTATTGAAAGGTAAATATGTCGTAGTTGGTGTAGCTAATATTGACATTTATACTGGTAAGACGAGTATATTCCAATTTAAAGAAACATATGTAAATAATCCAACTACGTACGATGAATTAGAGAGATTCATTTCAATTTATAATCCAAGTGAGGTAATTTTAATTACAAATCTACCTAATCCAACTGAAATGGATTATATTATAAGTTACGCAGGTATATCTTGTAATTTAATCCATAAAGTCCATATACATGAACAAATGAATAATGTTAAGTTAACACGGATTAAGAACTGTGAAAAACAACCATATCAAAAGGAAATTCTCTCGAAATTTTATAGATTTGATAATTTTGATGTATTCATTCAAAATTTTTATGATAATAATATTGCTACACAAGCGTTTTGTTATTTGTTAGATTTTGTTTATCAACATAATCCCCAATTAGTTAATAAAATTTCGGAGCCAATATTTGAAAATTGTTCTGATCGTTTAGCTTTAGCAAATCATTCTTTAAAACAATTAAATATAATTAATGATGGTTCTGTAAAATCGTCTAAATTATCATCTGTTTCTGATTTGCTAAATAACTGTTTTACACCTATGGGTAAGCGTAAATTTTTATATAATATTCTAAATCCAATTTGTAATGAAAAAATTTTACAACAAGAATATGATATGACAGAATATATATTAAGTAAATTCGATTCAGTAAATATTCAATTTGTTAAAAGTAAATTAGTTTATATTAAAGATTTATCTAAATTTGAGAGACAACTTTTCCTGAAAAAAATATCTCCTAAATCTATTTTTACTTTGTATTCTAGTATAAATGTTATAAGAGATATATATAATTTATTATACGAAGACAGTGTTATAATGAATTATCTAAAGGATTTTGATTCTGAAGTAGATAAAGTAGGAGAAATTTGTGAAAATTTACTATTATTTATTAACAATAATATAGATATTCAATTGGCTAAAGATGTAGACCAACTACAACAATTCGAAATTAATTTTATTAAAAACGGTGTGGATACTGAATTAGATAGAAAGACTGAATTATTAAAAAATTCAGAACAAAGTTTAGAATGTATTCGAGAATATTTAAGTAATTTAATTGAAAATAGAGAGAAAAAGACTAGTAAGTCTAATGATTTTGTTAAAATTCATGAGACTGAAAAAAATAATTATAGTTTACTTTGTACGAGCCGAAGATGTAAAATATTACAAGAAGCATTACCTATTTCTGAAACTACTGTTAATTTAACACAACAATTATCATTTATTCTCTCAAAAAATCGTTTTTCTTTTGAAAAACAATCAGCATCTAATAATGTTATTATTGAACCTCAAATACAAAATTATTGTAAAACGATTTCAAGTATAAAAATATCATTAAAAGATTTAATTACTCTTATCTATAATCGTTTTATCGAAAATTTAACAGTATTCCAACCTCAATTAGAAAAAATTACAAATTTCATTACTTTAATTGATGTAATGTATACAAAAGGTTTAATAGCGAAACAGTTTAATTATTGTAAACCTGTAATTGCGAATGCTGAAAAATCATTTGTAGAAGCCAAAAATTTACGTCATTGTTTAATCGAGAGATTTCAGTTAAATGAATTATTTGTTACAAATGATATTTCGCTCGGAGATGGTAATGTTGATGGTATTTTATTATATGGAACAAATGCTGTAGGTAAAACTACGCTAATAAGAGCATTAGGTATATCAATTATAATGGCGCAAGCCGGATTATATGTACCATGTTCTTCTTTTAGATTTAAACCATATAGACGTATTTTTACCCGTATTATTGGAAATGATAATATCTTTAAAGGATTATCAACATTTGAAGTAGAAATGTCCGAGCTTCGCACTATATTACGATTGATGGATGAAAGCAGTTTAATTCTTGGAGACGAATTATGCTCTGGAACAGAAACAATAAGCGCAATAAGTATTTTTGTAGCTGGAATTCAGAAACTACATAGTTGTAGAAGTAGTTTTATTTTTGCGACACATCTACATGAAATTGTAGATTATGAAGAAATAAATTCTCTCAAAAACGTCCATCTAAAACATATGGAAGTTAAATATGATAGAGAAAATGATATACTCGTTTATGATAGAAAATTAAAAGACGGTCCTGGTAATAAAATGTATGGTCTTGAAGTTTGTAAATCCCTAAATTTACCGTTAGATTTTTTAGAAGCGTCAAACGATATTAGGCTAAAATATAATCCTGAAGGAAGAAGTATACTTTCTCTCAAACAATCAAGGTATAATGCTAAAAAAATTGTTAGTAATTGTGAAAAATGTGGTAAAAACATGGGAACAGAAGTTCATCATTTACAACATCAAGCTGATGCTGATGATAATGGTATTATAAGAATGAATGATGGTACCATATTTCATAAAAATAATGTAGCCAATTTAATGAATTTATGCGAAGCTTGTCATAGTCAAGAACATAAAACCGATACTAAATTAAAACGTGTTAAAACGACAAAAGGTCAAAAACTGACGCCATTATAAAGAGTATTAGTAAATACATCGTTATTATACTGTTTTATATCTTTTTAATTTTACTTTTCCTTGATAATAGTTGCTTTTGATATATTATGTATTATTTTTTCTTTCTTATCTTCATCAGTATCCATTATTTCTATAACCATTTTATCATATTTATCTGATATTTTTGAAGAAGAATCTTTGTAATCGGGATATTTCTCTCGAAATTCAGGAAGTAATCTGATATTTTTATCAGCAATTTTATTAATTACCTTCTTTAATCTACTTCTTTTTTCATCTTCTTTATTCCATTCTCCTCCATCTTTGATATACATAGTTTCTCTTTTCTTATCAGTACAATGGACAGGGCGTATTGTTTCATCTAAATCATTTAAGTTTTTCACAATTATCTTTGAAATTCCCTCTACAAATCCAATCTCTCCAACACTGACTAAATCACTCAATTGTAATTTAATAGAATCCACAAAATCAGTTATATTCATTGCATTTTTACAAGTCTCATTTAAGAAGAAATTAAGATTAAAAGATTTGTTATGAGAATTGGTATGAGTAATAATATTATTTGTTGTTCCGTTCTTTATAATTTCTAATATCATTTCTTTGATATCAGTCTGTTCCTTTCTTAATTCACAGTTCTCTTTAAGTATTTCAGAATTTTGTTTAAGTATCATCAAAATCAATTCGTCTTTATTTTCGCTTTCTTTATTACAAGTTTTATTATGTCTCCATAATCCAGTTCTATTATTGTATTTTTTTCCACAATTTTCACAGCAATATATTCTTTCATTTGCCACTTTTTGCCACTTTTCTGTTGCTGAATGTTGCGATTCTGTTGCTTTACTATGTTTAGCAGTTGTTAAATGTTTCTCCCAATTATACTTTTTACAGCATTTATAATCACATTGTTCACAATAATATTCGGAAATGCCACTTTTGCCACTTTTTGCCACTAAATTGTTGCTGAATGTTGCCATTTATTTATTCTGAGAAAATTTCTTTAAGTTTTTTTTTCAAAAATTTATCGTAATAAAATAAAAATTTATGGTAAAAGACCAGACCATAATTTTTTACTATCGTAACAAAATTTTTTCTCAGTAAGAACTTTTTCGACAAGTCAATTTTGGACATTTTTTTTGTCCATTTTTAAAAAGTTAAAATACTTTTCATTTTTTGAAACTAAATTTTTTCTCTTCATGTGTAGTGAAACTTTTTTGGCGTATTTTTCAAGAATTTAAAGAAATTACTTTCATAATGTAGTGTTGTTATGTGTTTTTCTTTAAGTAGTTTTAAATTATTATATTTTTCCGCATTTTTTGATAAATATAATCGGATGATCCTACTTGATAAATGTTGTCTTTGTTATTACTATCACTATAACTCATCTTAAATGTACATATATTTAAGCCTTTAAATATATATTTTAAATTTAATGTCTTCTACGATGTCTGCGTCTGGTTCTACGTCCTCCAGATGATGAACGTGAACGTGAAGAATGACGTCTATGTCTTTTAGAACGACGACTTTTTGTTACACTTTCAACTCCTTTTATTCCTAAATCTAAACCAGTTGACATAGTTCCATAAACCGCAGATACACCTTTTTCAAGAATAGGTATAGATTCTTTAGCTACAGATTTAGCAGTTGTTCCAACAGTAGTTAATCCTTTGTCAACTATTGGTAAAGTTTTTTTTATACTTTTTATAACGCTAGATTTACGCGATTTTCCCATTATAAAATAACTATATAAAATATTTATTTTTAAAACTATTTAAATTGAAAAATGTTTGATAAATCGGTATCATTTACTTTAAATCCAATGTACGTATTTGTATTATTACTTGTATATATATAACCTCCATTGTTTGTCCAGACACCATTTTGAATATAATTATTATTGCTACTTGATATAGCAACTTTTAAACCATCGCTAGATGATGTTATTGATCTTAAAAATGTAGAATCAGTGGTGACAGTTTCACTACTCCAACTAATAACTCCGTTTGTAATCGTGCCTTTCCAAATATTTGTGTCATTATCTGATATAGCAAAAATGTTTTTCCCATCTTTAGATACTGATATCGATCTCCAGATATTATTACCTGGTGTTCCCTGGTTTGTCCAAGTTACTCCTAAATCTGTTGATACAGAAATTTGGGTGTAACTTCCTGCGCAAGCTGCCAATATGGTGAAATCATCTGATGATGATATTGAATTCCAACTTTTGTTACCAGTACTTGAATTTGTTTGTTTAGTCCATGTGATAGTTCCTTTTACATTAGTAGCTTTCCACACTTTTTGATTTGTAGCAAGGGCAAATAATATGTTACCATCACTTGATGATGTTATTGAAACCCAAGATTTAGAACCAGCACCAGTTTGCTCGACCCAGAAATTACCATAATTGCTAGATGTATAAATGTAACCACCATTTACTGATGCGGCTAAATATTTACCATCATCTGATGATGTTATACAACTCCAATTTTTCATGCCAGGACCTGTTTTAGCAGTCCAAGATTCACCATAATCCGAACTTATATAAATATATTCACCATCTTTTGTAGCAGCTACAAATTGTCCATTACCCCATGTTATTATGCTAGACCAATTACCAGACGGAGAGGCTAGCGGTACATACCAATTAGAACCGTAATTTTTGCTGACATAAATTTTCCCACTATAAACAGCAACATATCCTACAGAACCATCTGATGACAATGCTGTTTTTGCGGATCCTGATGACGCACCTATATTATATTTTAGTATGAAATTGGAACCATAATCAGTTGACACTAAAAATGTTCGACTTGCAGTTACAGCAATCATATATTGCCCAGTAGCGGATGAAGCTACGCAGGTAAACGGCACATTTATATAAAGATTACTTGGATTTTGGACACTCGCAGAAACCCAAGTAGCACCTGAATCGCTTGATACTTGGATAGAATAATTTTGGTTTACAGAAACTACATAAACTCCATTCTTTGATGATGCTAAATCACTTCTTCTAACATAATAATTTAAATCTGACCAAGAATTTCCAGAATTAGTACTTCTGTAAACTCCAACACTATTTAAAGTAGTTAAATTGTTACATTCAGCAGCGTAAACTGTATTTCCATCTCCAGACGATACTATTTTTGAAAATTGACTGCTACTTACAGAGTTTGTTTCACTAAATGTTATATATGAAGCAACAGCTGTATAAATATATCCATTCAATGTATTTGATGCTGCTACAGCAATTTTTGTACCGTCGCTAGAGCATGTTATTGACGACCAAGTGTTAAAATCAATATTTTTTAGTTCAGTCCATGTATAGCCATAATCCATAGACATCCAAACATATCCACCAATGCCAACGCAAGCGAATATTTTAGAACCATCACTAGATGATGCTATAGAGAACCATCCGTTAGAAGATGCGTCAGTTTGTGTAATCCAAGTAAGTCCTGAATCGCTTGATGTATAAATATATTCATATACATTAGATGATGAACCACTATATGGAACTGCAGCCAAATAAGTTCCATCGCTTGATGATGTAATAGCTTTCCAAGATTTTAAACTAGAATATTGTTTCCAAGTTGTTCCTGAATCAGTTGATATATAAATATAACCTGTTATATTTATCCCACCCCCGCCAACTACTGCGGCTAGTTGGGTTCCATCGCTAGATGATGTAATGGCTTGCCAAGGTCTAGAACTAGAATTTATTTGTTTAATCCAACCATATGTTTTCGCAGCAAAAATTTCAGTTAAATCTCTACCGTCAGGTTGAGGTATTTTATAACCAGTAGCACTAGAATAAGCAGTACCTAATGATAATGGTTGAAATATATTTGATAAATCTACTCCGCCTACAGTATAATATGTTGTAGGATTACTCATTTATTATATTTAAATAAATAAAAAATTGATTTTAATTTAAAAACATATTAGAATAATATAGTTAGATAATATAAGAGATGATAATCCCAATTAAATGTTTTACGTGTGGTATGGTTCTTGCTGATAAATATCGTTATTATCAGACTGAAGTTCGAAAAAGAAAATTTGCGAAAAATTTTATGAATGATTCAAATGAAAATGATAAAGTTCTTTATTTAACAAAAGAATTTCATGAAAAGACCCCTGAAGGTGAGGTTCTTGATGAACTTGGCATGAAAAAAATGTGTTGTCGTAGACATTTCTTAACACATGTTGATATTGATTAATTTCTTTATATAATATATAAATGGCTAAAACTAAAAGCTTCGCTAAAACTAAAAGTTTCGCTAAAAAAGCTTCAAAAAGGCAAAAAATTTATAAAATGAGAGGTTGTTCTAAAACACGTAAAAATTATTTAGGTGGTACTACAGATACTCCTTTAGCTTATACTGGAAGTCCTATTTTTTCTTTACCAAATCCTAATTTGGCTTATACTGGAAAGGGAGGTGCTAATATTAATGCTGCTAATCCAGTATATCCTAATACTGGACCTGTAACAAATGGTGTTAATACTATTTTTAATAATCCTTCTAGTCAGCGTGGTGGTTGTGGTTGTGGTATGAAAGGTGGTTGTGGTCCTAGCTGTTCTTTAGCATATCCAGCTGTTGGTGGCACAAAACATAGAGAAGGTTGTTATTGTAGTGAATGTAAAAATAAACGAATGGTCGGTGGAAATTCTTTCGCTAATGGTTTAGTTGGTTCAGCATGGACTTCAGATTTTAGCGATTGGCCAGGAGTAGATGGTATTCCAGGTAACCGTAATTTCTTGTCACAAAATCTATACAATGGCGGTGATCCACAAACATCAATGAAAGACATAGGTGCCAATCCACCTTTTTTATATATGAAAGGAGGTAGAAAAAGAAAACAAAGAGGTGGAACTTTGTCAAATCTGATGGGACAAGATTTAATTAATTTAGGAAGACAATTTCAATTTGGATTAGGAAGTGCGTATAATGCTTTAGCTGGTTATCCATCACCAGTTAGTCCCTTGCCATGGAAGGACCAATTTCAAAAATAAACTTATTTACAATTTAAATTTTTTCTATCATTATTTTATAATGGCTCCTTTTCCAAGAACCTTAAAAGAATTATGTACTCCAGCAGCATTATATTTTATAATTTCGATGATTGGGTTAGTTCTAGTTATGTTACAAAATTTAGGTAATACAGATAGTTATAATGTTGGAAGCTTCTCTTGTCGTGTTCCTAATACATTTTTTGTATTTATTGTTAAATTTATTTACATTATATTCTGGACTTATATTCTTAATCTAATTTGTAAAGATGGACATGTTGGCATTTCTTGGTTACTTGTTCTTCTTCCTTGGATTCTCTTATTTGTAATTATGGGAATGATCATGCTTAATATGTAAGTTTTATATTTAGTAATTTGTATTTAATAATAATTTTATATTTTAAATTATTATTATTTATATATATATGACAAATAAAGTAAAAAATGGTTATTCTCATGAAGTTAATGGTTGGAAATATATATCTATCCATGGTAAACCGAGAGAAAGAGGTTATGCTTACGGATATTTATGTGCGAATGATTTTAAGGAGATCCAAACTACATTAAAATTTTTAATGATGGAAGCATATGGTAAAGAATGGGAATTTTTTGTAAAAGAAGTTTCAGATGGGTTTAAAGATATGACCAAAAAAGAATTTCATGAATTATATGAAGAAATGGTTGGAATTACAGAAGGGTTAAATGCGAATGGATGTAAAACAACAATTGATGAAATAATTGCTTGGAATTTTTATTGTTCCATACCATATTGGTATTCGCTTGTCTCTGAATCGCGTATGTCAAAAGAAGGCGGTGCTAGCGACCATTGTAGCGCATTTATGGCAGTAGGTGATTGGACTGAAGACGGTAAAATCGTTTGCGCTCATAATTCATTTACTGATTTTATAGACGGTCAGTTTAGTAATATTGTTCTAGATATTAAACCGGATAAAGGACATAGAATTATTATGCAGACATCTCCTTGTTGGATTTGGAGTGGAACAGATTTTTTTATAACTTCTAAGGGTATTATTGGAACAGAAACAACTATTGGAGGATTTATTCCTTATGAGAAAAAATTTCCTATCGGTTATAGAATTAGAAAGGCAATGCAATATGGAAATACATTAGATGAATATTGTGAAATACTTTTACACGAAAATTCCGGTGATTATGCAAACTCATGGTTATTTGGTGATATAAACTCCAATGAAATCTTACGAATTGAATTAGGTCTTAAATATCACAATATTGAGAGAACAAAAAACGGTTTTTTCATTGGGTTTAATGCTCCTTATGATGAGCGTATTAGAAATTTAGAAGTTAATAATTCTGGTTTTTATGACATTAGAAGACATCAAGGAGCACGTTTAGTTAGACTCGGCGATTTAATGGACCAGTATAAGGGAAAACTTAATATTGATATTGCGAAAAAAATAATTGGAGATCATTATGATGTCTATTTAGAGAAAGATAATAATCCATGTTCGCGAACAGTTTGTTCTCATTATGATTTAGACGCAAGGGAATATATGTCTCAAGAATCTAGACCTAAACCATACGCACCTCGTGGAGCTGTTGATGGTATTGTTTGTAATACTGATTTGGCGAAGAAAATGTCTTTTATAGGAAAATTTGGTTCATCCTGTGATATTGGATTTAATAAAGATGAATTCTGTAAAAAACATAGACAATATGAAAAATTTTGTCCCTATTTGAAGGATAGACCTAGTCAACCTTGGACCGAATTAACTGTTTCAAATACAAAAAATAAATTACGTTTAACTAGGCGCAAGAAAAGTAAAAATAATAAAACAAAAAAGAATTAAATATCTTTATTATCAATAGCATTTCTATAAATAGAATGTAATTTTATATCTTTTACTGGATGATACAAAAAGTTTTTATTTAAATTATTATTTTGTGGTACGGAATTATTATATGTAATAGTAGAAAATTCAATTGGACTTTCTATAATATTTAATTTATAATGTTTAGCTATTGTTGGAAAAAATGCTTCTAAAAAAAATAGTGTCTTATTTCTATTTACATAATCACAAACACAATTTAAAAAATTGTTAGACAATCTTAATGCACACATCATTCCACAGTAATAAGGTGGTGAAAAATTAATGTAAATATACTTCCATAACCATTCATTCAATTTACCTTCTTCATATGAAGAATTACATAATATATCTTCTTTATTATATTTATTATCTATTTGTAAAATAGTATTTTCTGAATAAAAATAAACATCATCTTCAAAAAACCAAATATTATTATAATTAAATTTATTTATTGAAAAATAACAAATTGCTTTATCCCAACCAGTAACGTTTTTTCTTAAAGTAATATAACTAATATTTGAGAATCCATAATTGTTACACAAGTTGTTATCAATTTGTATAATTTTTATATTTTTATATGTATTCATTAAGTAATTATAATTAACAGAATTATCATCAATTATTACATAAACATCAAAATTTTTAAACGAATTTAAAAATTCTAAATAGTCTAATTTTTGAGCAGGATTAAATGTTATCAAGCATAAAGCATTTTTCATAATTATAAATGTTTTTTATTTCTATATTATTTTTAATTTAATAAATAATATTATAATAATTGAATTAAAAATATGATTATTATAATATAAAATGGATAAAGAAAATATATCTTGGAAATTAATTGATAAATACTTCAAAGACAATCCAAATTGTTTAGTATCTCATCATTTAGAATCTTTTAATGATTTTTTTAGAAATGGTATCAAAAGAATATTTCACGAAAATAATCCTATAAGATTCATCGAGAGAGAAGAAGAAACTGAAGAAGGTAAAAGGAATGAATGTATGTTATATTTAGGAGGTAAAGAAGGTAACAGGATTTATTATGGTAAACCAGTTATTTATGATGATAACAACGCTCATTATATGTTTCCAAATGATGCTAGATTGCGAAATATGACATATGGCATTACTATTCATTATGATGTTGATGTGGATTTTATTTACTATATCGGGGATGAAAAAAAAACACATAATATGACCATAAATAAGGTTTATTTGGGTCGCTTTCCAATTATGATTCAGTCTGAATTATGTATTCTGAATACAATGAGCAAAGAGGTTAGATTTAATGCTGGTGAATGTCGTAATGATTATGGTGGTTATTTTATTATTGATGGTAAGGAAAAAGTAGTTATACCACAGGAAAAATTTGCTGATAATATGCTTTATATTAGATCATATGGCGAAGATGAATTATATAGTTATTCTGCCGAAATTCGTTCTGTTTCAGAAGATTCGTCAAAACCAATTAGAACGACATCTGTTAAAATGGTTGCGCCATCTCCTTCTTATAGTAATAATCAAATTGTTGTAGCAGTTCCTAATGTTAAAAAACCTGTACCTTTATTTATTTTAATGAGGGCTTTGGGTATTGTTTCAGATAAAAATATAATACGAACATGTTTATTAGATCTAGAAAAAAATGAACAAATGATTGATTTATTTATACCGTCCGTTCATGACGCCGGTAAAGTTTTTACCCAACAAAATGCTCTACAATTTATAGCGCAATTAACTAAGAGAGGTACAGTTTCGAATGTAATGGAAATTCTCTCGGATTATTTTTTACCACATATTGGAGAGCTAAATTTTTTAGAAAAAGGTTATTTTTTAGGTTACATGGTATATCGTTTATTAAAAGTATATACAAAAGAAGAGAAACCAACAGATCGTGATAACTTTAGATTCAAGAGAATCGAATTATCTGGAACTCTTATTTATGATTTATTCAGAGAATACTATTTAATTCAAAAGAAAGATATAACTAGAAAAATAGATGAAGAATATTATTATCATAAAGGTTCTTATAAAGATGACGAAGGACTAACTTATAAAGATAAACAGTTACTAAAGAAAAAAATCCAAGCAAAAGAAAAAGGCGAGTCAAATAAATATAAAAATAATTTTATCGGTTTGATTGAATCAAATGTTAAAACATTTTTTAAAGATAGAATTGTGGAACAAGGATTCAAGAAAGCATTTAAGGGTAATTGGGGTTCACAAGAACACACTAAGCGCTTGGGTGCTGTTCAAGACTTGAATCGTTTAAGTTGGTATACATTTATATCTCATTTACGCAAAATAAATTTACCTTTAGATTCTAGTGCGAAAGTAGTTGGTCCACGTTTATTAAATTCATCACAATGGGGATTTATTGACCCAATTGATACTCCTGATGGTGGAAATATTGGTCTACATAAACATTTATCAATAAGCACTTACGTAACAAGTGGTTCATCTGCTTACCCTATTATTAAATGGATTCGCTCAAATACTTCCTTACGTTTAATATTGGAATGTGAACCAGAACAACTAATTAATTCATCTAAAGTATTTATAAATGGTTCATGGATTGGCGTTATAGATAAACCAATAGAATTAGTTAATTTACTTAAATTATACAGAAGAAATGGGATTTTACCCATATACACCAGTTTATCATTTGATATAGAACATAATGAAGTTAATATTTATACTGACTCAGGTAGGTTATCAAGACCAATTTATTATGTTGAGGATGGTAAATTAAGTTATGATAGAAGGTCTATTATAGAAATGTTACAAAAGAATAAATTATCATGGGATCAGATAATTTCAGGATTTATGAGTAAGTCTGATGAAAACTTTGATTCAAAAAAAAATCAAATTTATGAACTTAAAAAGTTATATCCAACTATTGGTGATACAAAAGAAGAAGTATTTAACAAACTTCGAGCGAATCAATCAATGGTAGATTATATTGACCCAGCAGAGGAGGAAACCGCATTAATAGCATCAAACGTTGATGACCTTAAAAAAAGTAAATACTATACTCATATGGAAATAGACCCATCATTAATATTAGGTGTTATGACTAACTTAGTTATTTATCCCGAACATAATCCTGTAACAAGAAGTTCGTTTTCATGCGGTCAAAGTAAACAAGCAGTTTCTGTTTATCATTCTAATTACCAAATGAGAATTGATAAAATGGGAGTATTACTGAATTACGGTCAAGTTCCTTTAATTAAATCGAGATATCTTCAATATATCAATAATGAAGAACAACCATATGGTGTAAATGCTATTGTAGCAATTATGACTTATACAGGATATAATGTCGAGGATGCTATTTTAATAAATGAAGGTTCAATATTACGTGGAATGTTTAGAACAACTTATTATTCGATGTATGAAGCGAGAGAAGAAAGTTCAAAGATAACTGGTATGAATAATTCTAAATTCGCCAATATTGAGAAAAATAATGTAATTGGTAAAAAGAAAGGATACGATTATAGTTTTTTAGATGATTATGGATTGATTAAAGAGAATACTGAGTTAAATGACAAAATGATTTTAATTGGAAAAATAAATTCAAATTTAATGAATAAAGATACTTGGATTGACGATTCAGTAAAACCTAAGAAAGGACAACTTGGTTTTGTTGATAAATCTTTTATTACTCTTGGAGAAGAAGGATTTAATATTGCTAAGGTGCGTTTGAGAGAAGACAGAATACCTGCGATTGGTGATAAGATGGCAAGTAGAGCCGGTCAAAAAGGTACAATAGGTCTTATTATTCCTGAAGCTGATATGCCATATTTAGAAGATGGAACAAGACCAGACCTTATTATAAATCCTCATGCTATACCATCTCGTATGACTATAGGTCAAATTGTAGAAAGTATGTTTGGTATTGCTTGTTTGAGTTATGGTGGATTTGGAGACTGTACCGCATTTCAAGTAAAAGGTTCAAATTATAATACTTACGGACCATTGCTTACAAAAGCTGGATTCAATCATACAGGAAATCATATTATGTATAATGGCATGACGGGTGAGCAAATTCAGGCAAATATTTATATGGGACCAACATATTATATGCGTTTAAAACACATGGTTAAAGATAAAATTAACTATCGCGCTAGAGGTCCTAATCAACAATTAACTAGACAACCCGTACAAGGTAGAGCGAATGATGGTGGTCTTCGTATTGGTGAAATGGAACGTGACGCAATTTGTGCTCATGGTTTATCTTATTTTTTAAATGAATCATTTTTAATTAGAGGTGACGAATATTACATGGCTGTTTGTAACAAAACCGGTTCTATTTCAATTTATAATGAAGCGCAAAATTTATTTTTAAGTCCTTATGCGGATGGACCAATTAATTTCCATACTAATCCAGATGGAACTATGAATATAAAAAATCTTAGTAGATTTGGTCGTTCGTTTAGTTTATTAAGAATTCCATATTCATTTAAATTATTAATTCAGGAATTACAAGTTATGAATATTCAAATGCGAATAATAACAGATGAAAATGTTGATCAATTATTAAGTATGTCATATTCAAATAATATTAGTAAATTATTGAATAAGTCTGAAAAAACTAGCCCTGAACAATTAGAAGAATTAATTAATACATATGTAAAACGAATGGATCAGCAATCACTTAAAATTGATGTATATAAAAGGGAAGAAACGCCTGAAATTCCTACTCCACTTGAAGAAGCAGATATTAAAAGTCCAGATAATTTGGAAACACCAGAACAATTTGAGGTTGGTAATAAAGTTGTTATAATCAATGGTCCTATTAAGGATGAAATTGGAACTATAATTGGCGTTGATAATAAAAATCAAATAGCCAGAATAGAACTCGATAATGGAAATATAGTTATAGAAAGATTCAGCGATTTAGCTATATCTGGAATAAGTAGTGAAGAACCTATAATATTATCAGAAGCGCCGCCTGGCACACCAGCTACTTCGCCGCCATTATATAGTTCACCAGGTTGGAGTCCTGGTTCTGTTCAAGAAGGTCAATCTGGCACACCCATGTTAAGTACAAATACAGAATCACCAGTTTTAGACCAAACTTTGACGGCTTCTACTGCTTCTATTTTAGAAGTTCCCAAGGAAGAGAATAAAACAGAAGAAAAAACTGAAGAACCAACAGCTAACTCTGGAGAGAAAAGTATAGAAATCACTAAAGAAAATAGTTCGGATGTTTCAACTTCAAGTGGAACAAAGAAAATTACATTTTAATAAATATTAAATATTAAATAAAATTGAAATAAAAATAATTCATTATGAATATATTATAATATAATATGGTGAATACTAACTCAAGTGTTGTTATTATATCGCAAATTTATCAATCCAGAAAAACAATTCTGGAATTGATGGATAAACAAGGATTTAACATATCAGAATATTCTAATTTTAATATTAGTGAAATTAATGCTATGAGTATAAATAATCAATTAGATATGTTACTAGAAACGAAGTTAGATTCGAAAGGAGAAAAACCGAGTAATAGTAAAAAAATATATATAAGATATTATTTAGGAAAAACAATTAGACCGTCAAATATTCAAGAAATGATCGACGATTTATTTATTCTTACTGAAACGCTGAAGAAAAATGATACATTATATATTGTTATAAAAGATAATGTAAATGAAACGCTAATCAATGAACTGAAGCATATTTGGGAGCGTGATGGAATCTATATTATAATTGAAAGTATAAAATGTTTACAATTTAATATTTTAAATCATGTATTGGTTCCAGAACATCGTGTTATGGATGAATCAGAGGTAATTACTATTATGAATAAATATAATATTACAGACAAATCGCAGTTTCCTGATATATCGAGATTTGACCCAGTTTCAAGGGCTATTGGAATTAGACCAGGTCAAGTGTGTCATATTATTAGACCGAGTAAAACCTCGATAACTACAGATTATTATAGAATTTGTATATAATATTATAACCATTTAAATATAATAATATTTTAATATTATATGGAGTTTCCTGTGCCATCAGAAAAAGGTTTTACTGTATATAGTAAAAGTGGATGTATTAATTGTACGTCTGTAAAAAGTTTGCTACAGCAGAAATTTTTTACATATATCGAAATTAATTGTGATGAATATATATTGGAAATTAAAGAAGGTTTTTTAAAATTTATTGAAGAAAAAGCAGAGACTAGTTATAAAACATTTCCAATGGTATTTTATAATAATAAATTTGTAGGAGGATTAGCGCATACAAAAGAATTTGTCGATAAATCATTATTATCATTTGAAGATAATTTTTAGTATAATTTTTATATTTTTTTAAATACATATATTAATGGAGATTACAAATAAATTTACAAATAAAAATTTAGATATTAGAAACCCAGAAAAATATATAAATAAGATAAATGAATATAATGGAAGAGTAAATGTAGTTTTAGATGAATTTCAACAAGTATATATTATGTCAAAAATGTATCCAGCTAACGAAGAAGTTCAAGAGAGATATGAAAATATGATTTCAAATATAGAAAAATTACAGTCTGATTTATTTAATATGACAAATAATATTCAAGTAGATGTAAATGAAGTTAATAAAAATTTGCTTGAAATAAATACATTAATTAATATAGAAAAAATAAAAAATGAAAAACTTAAGAAATTGTTGGGATATGTAGAAGGTAGTAATAATTCGTCGCAAGAAATGATTAGTGATTACAAAAAAATATATAATTTAAACTATTTAAGAAATTGGAGTTTATTCTTGAGCACAATATTATGTATTATAGTAATTAACATGGTTTATAAAAAAAATGTGGTTTAAATTTTATAATGTGGTTTAAATTTTATAATTATTATATTTTAAAAATTTAAATGCTTAATTGTTTTCAAAAAAGAAATACACTATTTTATAATAAAAATTTGAATGACTATTGTAGACGAACTACAGATGAGTCAATTAAAAAACTATCTGAAAGATTGAGTTTAGAGAGAAATAAAGAATATTTAGAAGAAGAAAATGATAATAATAAAAATCATAGTGTTTTAGGTTTTATTATGTTTCTCTCGATTTATTGTTTTGTAATTAATTTATATAAGAGAATAAAGTAATATGTTTTCTTATTTTTATATATAAGATGAGTTCTAATTCAAATAAAAGCAATTCAGTTGCCATGGATTTAGAAAAGTTACAACAAGATTATAGTACTTTATTAATAAAATATAGAGCAGCTGTATCTGCTTATATGTTATCCTTAAATAGTAAATCAACCAAACCGAATTTGGTTATAATTCAAGGTCAATCATATTTAGGAACAGGAAGCGCTGGTGTGAGTAACGCAACCAAATTACAAGACTGTGTTGCTTCTTGTTCATCGAATTCTAAATGTACAGGAGCTACATTTATATCTAATAAATGTGATATAAGAATTGGAGATACTGATTTAACTCCATCGACAAGTAATAGTTATGCGATTGTACCGAAACAAAAACAATTACTTATGAATATGGAAGAAATAAACTCAAGATTACTAATAATTAATAAAGAAATCAATGATAAAATCCAAATATATCAACCGCAATTTTATAAAAATACTGAAGAAGGTAAAAAGAGAACAGAAGAATTAATTAAAAATTATGAAAATTTAATGAGAGAAAGAGAAAATATAATTGAACTTATGCGCGAAAACGAAACTTTAGATATAACAGAAAACCAAAATCAATTAATAACAAATCGTAATTATTACGCTTATATTATATTATCAATATTCGCAATTATTGTATTTTATTTTCTTTATAAAGTTTCTTTTACAACAACTTCTCCTACAATTCAATATGGAGGTGATCTAGGAATTAACGCATATTATATATTATTTATTTTAATATTAATTATTATTGTGATTAATTTTTTATTGAGATATTTTTCTATTTAGTTTGTTTTCTCAATAAATATATATAATGTCTTCTCAATCCGAAAGCATTCTACAAAATAATTATATGATATTACAACAAGAGAGAAGTGAAATAGAGAGAATAACTAGAGAAAACAATGCATTAAATTCTGCGTATATTGATGGTAATTTATATGTATCGGCTAACTATTATAATTATATAGTTTATCTATTTATTTCAATATTTTTAGTTTTTTTATTTTTAAGAGTGAGTTTTACTGGTCAACAAAATGGTGGAGGTGGTATTGCTTTAGAAAATAATAAATACATAGGTTTAATAATTATATTATCATTTATTATTATACTAAACGCCTATTTAAAAATTAATTATTAATATATTTTTAAATTCTAGTAATATATTAATAACATGATAAGTATTTCAAATATGATTTTAGATAATAATACTATTGATAAATCAATTCCAGATGACAATACAGCGTCAATTTCATTAAATCAAGGTAAAAAATTTATGAAATATCAAGATAAAATTGAAACTAGTTTAGAAAAAAAAGATGGAAAAGAAGGATTTATAACTAACAACAATAGTTTAATAGAACAAACTGAAAATGTTATACATAATAATTCTTTTAATGATTCAAAAACAATAAATGAGTTAAGAGCAGAATATCAAAAAACTTTGAACCAGTATGAAACTTTAGTTAAACAATTCTCATCAAATGTTTCCAGTTATGTTGATACCACAAGTCCAAACAATCCTTACCATAATAAGTTAATAAAATTCTCAACTGGTCAAATTAGTTATGTAACTAATAAAGGTGTTGCTAAATATATACCATCTAATGAAATTTTAAACTCACTTAATGTATCAAAAAAATTTGTAAATGTAAATATTCCATGGAATAACTCATATTCTACTCCTGGAACAAAAATACCAACTACTCCACCTCTAATATCTGGTACTAATGTTAAAAAAGGACAAAATTTAGGAAATGAGGGATCTAATATTTATGTTAATCAATTTTTACCTAAAGGAACAACGGCTAAATATATGGGTTGTTATAAAACTAGTTCTAAGAATGATAACATGACTTTTATTGGTGGTGCCCCACCTTCATTAGACGTATCAATAACAAATGGCACATTTAGTCAACCTGTTCTCTCAAATAATAGTTTTCAATACATAACAAGTAGTTCAACTGTTCCTGGATGGTATTTTGGCGGAGCAGCTTTATTAAATAATTCATCATCGTGGGGTTATCCAACTCCATACCCAAATGGTAATCAATGTGTTTCTATTCAAAATACAAGTTATATAAGCTGTACTCTAAATTTAACTACAGGTGTAAATTATAATTTATCTCTATACGGATGTGGAAGAAATTGCTGTACTAATCAAAAAACTAACCCAATAAACATTCAATTATATACAAATGAAAATGCTTTTATATCAAATATTTATTCATTTACACCACCTATTAGCCAATGGATGAATTATTCTGCTAAATTTACAGTTCCTAAAACAGGCATTTATAATATATTTTTTAAAGGAACAATTACAAGCGGTGACCAATCAACTGCTATTCAAAATATTAGTCTTAATAGTTCATCTAGTTCTACAGGTAATTATACATATAATGATTGTATGCAAAGTGCTATAGAGCAAGGATACCAATTTTTTGCTCTTCAAAATGTTAATACAAATACATCTAAAGGATATTGTGCTGTAAGTAATAGTGAACCGGCTATATCAAAATATGGCACATCAAGTATTCCTAGTAAAATGGTCGCTTTATGGTCCTCAAATACATCAAATCAACCAGGCAATACAGCATTATTATCTAGTACAGGTTCATTACAAGTTATAAATTCTAGTGGTCAAGCAGTTTACACGTCGCCAGGAACAAACGCACAACCAAGTAATTATTTAGGCTGTTATGGTGACAAGTCAAAGCGAGCAATGACTCCATATAATAGCGGTAAACAACAATATAATTTATCACAATGTCAAAGTATAGCAAACTCAAATGGATATCAATATTTTGGTTTACAAAATTCTTCATCTGGAAAAAACGCACAATGTATGTTAAGTAATAATTTAAGTGAATCACTTCAATATGGTAAGGCATCTAATTGTACTAAAATATCAGACGGTTCATGGAGCGGAGGAGGATGGTCGAACGCAGTTTATGACGCAAAAAATCCAGAGAGCAATTATTATTTAATATTACAGGATGATGGTAATATGTGTGTATATAGAGGAACTGGTCCTAATGATAACCAAGGACAAATATGGTGTACGTCAACAAATGGTAAACAACAAATCGCGAACTCTAATATGGAATCAAAAAAGGGGAAATATGGAAAAACATGGATAACAGATGGTCAAACATTGGCTGCGGGCGATTTTATAGGTTCAAGTGATGGGAAAACAGCATTAGTTATGCAATCAGACGGTAATTTAGTTTTATATACTTTTCAAATGGCAGAAAATTGCTCTAAAATGAAAGATGGAAATATGGGAGGAGGAGTTGGAGCAAATGCCGCGTATAATATTTCAAAGTCAGCAATAAAATCTAATATGGGTAAGTTAGGTTATATCGATGCTGATTCAGGATTATATACATATCCTTATAATAATCAAACATTTATAAATAGTTATAATATAATACCAGGCGTTGATACTTTAGGAAATGATATTGCTGGCGCTTCGTCAACTAATACAACATTACAAAAATGTGAGTCAATATGTAATTCAAATCCAAACTGTGCCGGATTTGTAACAAACCCTAATGGAACAATATGTTATCCTAAAACAAAAAAAATGTATCCGTTTGGCGGTCCAAGTAGCAGTAATTCAGATAGAAATATATACATACGTAATATGATACCTAAAAAACCTCCTATTGGCGTATCACAAAATACAATAAATACAGATTCATTAACATTTCAAAATTATATTAATAAAGGAACTATTGGAAATGAATACGGTCTAGCAAAAATAACTGAAGCACAAAGTAAACAATTAGAACAATTGAAGACAAAAATGAATTTATTATCAAAACAAATTACAAATTATACAAATAAATTTCAGACTGGCACATATGTCTCAGAACAACAATCTATAGATAATGTATCAGGAATTCATAATTATCAAGGAGAATTATTAAATACAAATAATACTATAATTAAAACTGCTGATGAAACTTTTGGTAATGTTGAAAATACATTAAAAGACAGTAATATAGTAGTTCTTCAAAAAAATTACAACTATTTAATGTGGAGTATTTTAGCAGCTGGTACAGTTTTAGTTTCAATGAATGTAATTAATAAACAATAAATATAAAATATAATTATCTTATTATATTTTATATAATATGTCACGGTTACCTGATATTCAACAAAATAATGAGCAAATACTTAGTGATATTCAGTCTTTACAAAAAATGGAACAAGACCTATTTAATAGTTTAGAAACAAATCCCAACTTATCAACAGATGACCAAAAAAAAATAATTGATAAAATGAATCAATTATCAAATATGCGTATTAATTTGTATCAAACATTAAGTGGTGTTAACAACTATTTTCAAGATGCTTTAAATACTTCGGTCGGTTCTTTAAAGGAACAAGCTATAGCTATAGGGATTGTCGAGTCTGAATTAAATAGAGCTAAGGCCCGCTTACAGGTTTTAGAAGAAGAAAAAAATAATAAGATACGTTTAGTAGAAATAAATACATATTTTGGAGACAAATATGCTGAACACGCTGGTTTGATGAAAATAGTAATATATACATTACTACCTGTGATTATTTTAACATTTTTATATAATAAAAGTTGGATTCCTAATATGATTTACTATCCATTAATTGTAATTATATCATTTATCGGAGCCATCTTCTTTTTTTATGGATACACATCAATCATTATGAGAGATAATATGAATTATCAAGAATACAATTGGTATTTTGACGCAAAATCTGCTCCAAAAGGAACTGTTTCAAGTGCTGGCTCTGATCCTTGGGTATCAAATGTAGATATGACTACATGTATAGGAGATGGTTGTTGTTCTGATGGTTTAGTATACGATTCAACCGCAAATCAATGTGTAGTTCCTACGACTCAAGAGAGTTTCACACCAGAAGTTTCTGTTAATGATATTTTAACTAAAAAACAGTCTGGTAAATATAATTATGACTTTAATTTAAAAGAATTAGAAGCATTCAATACACAACATTAAAAAAATATTATACTTATATAATATATTATAATGAATAATCAATTTGATTTAAATAAATTTAATTCATTTTTAGATATGGCAGCAGAAACTATTGCTTGTGGTCCTGAATGTCAGAATAATAAAACAGCTGATGATCTAAAAAATAAATATTTAACAGCACAATCAAATTTAACTTTAGCTGAACCACAGTATCAAGTAGCCAAACAAAATTATTATACATATGTATCTGGTGAATCAGGATATAATGAAATGATGGAATCCGAATATAAACAAAAATCACAGTTAATTTCTCAGAAATTTAAAAATACATATAATGAAGAAATAAATAATATTCAAACACAAATAGATACATTTAACGCATCATTAATTAATTTTTCAAACGTTGAAGATTTATATAATCAATATGTGAAAGAAAATGAAAAATTAACAAAACAATTAAAAAATGATTCAAATGATGTTTTAACAAATGAGAGAAAAACTTATTATGAAGATCAAGAAATAGGGTCTTTAAATGCTTATCATTATTATTTATTAATAATTTATGTTATTGTAGTAATTTGTTTTGCTGTATTTTCATTTATATATCCATCACAATTTAGTTTTATAAGTAGAGTATTATTACTAATATTATTTATAGCGCTTCCATTTATATCAACATGGATATTAGGAAAAATAGTATTTTTAATTTACTGGTTATTTGGATTTCTACCAAAAAATGTTTATAAATAAAATATGTAACTTTTTACACGCAGAATAGTTCTAAAAATATATTCAATGGAACTGGATACCAATGCATGAACGTTCGATTATTATATCCGTCCAATGTACTGCTACATTCAGTATAAATTTTAAAATGTAGTTTGTGTTTATCATTTAATCTATTATAAAATGAATATACTTCCATAATATGTTCATTAGTCATTAATTCATCATATTTTTTTTCAAATAATATGTTGACTGATTCTTCTTCATCATCATTAAAATTATATATTTTTACTCCAAAAATTTTACCGCTCATATAAATTCCCATTTTATAATTTAAATGTTATAATTCTTTTATATAATTAAAAAAATAAATAATTTAAATCATTTTATTACATTATAAATAGCATTAAATATTATTTATTTAATATTTTCTAATGCGTCTTCGTCCTCATCTTCATCTCTAATAAACTCAAGTCCTACCCATCCTTTAGAATGATGCGGATGAATCTTAAATCTTTTAGTAAGAGCTTCATACAATTCGTCGCTTTTTGGCATTTTTCTTGAGTTTTGATTAAGTAGAAACCAATTTTTAAATTCTTCAACTAATCCCTTCTTTTTAACAGAATGATTTTGGTTACCAGTTTTTCTAATTTTTTCTGAAATAAAAGCAGAAATATGGTCTTGTCCATTTCTATAATTTCTAGATGCTTCCATAACTGTTTCACAATCAGGAACAATTCCATCATTTTCAAAGGCTTTTCGAACTAACATACTGGCGAATACAGGAGCAAATTTATGAAGTTTCTCATTAAGAGATTTATCTTTCGGATATTTATATACTGTATCGTCCTGATATTCTTCTCCTTGATCATAAAATTTAGATACGAATGGACATTTTCTAATTCTTCTCCAAGTACCATCATCATTACTTTCAATATCAAATAAATTATTCGTACATACAACAAGCTTAAATTGTGGTATAAATATCTCAGATTCTGAATATAGACCTCTAGCTTGAATAGGGTCTCCACCAGTTAATTCTTTCATAATACCTTCATTCAATTTGGCATTCTTAGAAGGTTCTTGCATAACAGCATATCTGACACCTTTAAGTTTTAATACTTCATCAGATGTTCCGCCAATTTTGCCTCTAATATCAGTAACTAATGTAATTGGAACTGTTCCTTTGTAGTCGCCTAATGTAGCGGCCATTAAATCAACTAAAAGTGACTTACCATTAGAACCTGTACCATGATATACATTAAATGTTTGATTCTTATTGGTGCCAATTAAACAAGATGATAAATGGTCCCACATATATTTATTTAAATCTGGAATAGGAAATAACGTTTGCATAAAACGAATGATTTCTTGCGATGTAGATTTCCATTCTTCATCACATTCATTAAAAGGAACATAATCAATTTTTGTAGTTTTTGTAATATAATCTTCTGGATATCCTTCTCTAAAAACTTTATTGGCAAAATCAACTACTCCATTATTAAAACATAATAAATATTTATTCGTGTCCATATTTCTTACAAAATTACCGTCATAAAATATTTCTGCTGCCTCACGCATAATATGATCTTTAAATGTTGTTTTTTTAAGATTTATTTTAAGATTATGAACATGACCGTTTTTTTTCTTTAAAAATTCATATCTTTCATCGTTATTGGTGTATTCCTTCATTTCTTTTTCACATTGTTCAGCTTTTTTCCCAAATAAATCATACATATCTTTTGAAATCTTTTCTCTTAAACTAAGACCCTTATCTTGAACCCATCGATGACCTTTAAATTGATACCATATTCCACGTTTATCATAACTGACACAAATATATAAATCTTTAAACATATGTTGTAATACGACAGCAAAATCATATTCCGCAGTAGTTTCTAGAGCCTTTTCAACATAATAATCAACAGTATTTTCATGAATTTTTTTGTATTCTTCATAGTTATCTTTTTTAACCCAATACATAATAGAACGCTTTGTAACCACCCTTCCATCATTATTAGATTTACTAAATTTTTTCCATAGCGCATATAGTTCTGGAATTGTATTATAATCGAAATCGCTTGCTTTACTTCTTAATTGGACCCAAGATAAGAATAATCGGTCATCTGTATTTTTCAAAGCAAACGCTACTTGTCTATTAAGTGCATGCGAACCAGGCTCATAATATTTAGCAGGTAAAGCCTGTGTGTATTCATGAACCTCTTTAATGTCATATTCGTTATGTTTTAAATTTTTTAACATAATATCAACTGCCTTTTTTAAGGTCTCTTCATTTTTAATATCATTTATAGAAATATACTCAGATTCAGGATTCAAATCTTCTTCTTCATCACGAATAAGATTCAGTTTTGTCTTGCTCTGAGGTTTCTTAATTTTAGCGTTCTTACTTTCACATCGTTTATTATAAGCGTCGATAATTTTAGGATTCATTTCAAATTTAGGGTTGTTTTTATATTGTACTGAAAGTTTCGCAAAATCTCTTTTTAAATTAAAATCGGTCACTTTACGCTCATCCATCATAAAATTTCCATCAGTAGCATCGTAAGTAATTACATAATGATGAGTTAATTCATACGCTTCATTTCCAGGTTTACGAGAACCAAATAGTTGCCAATTCGTATGACCTTTACTGATTCCTTCATCTAATACAGATTCCCAAGTATTTGTTAAAGGTAGTTCATTATAATCTGGTAGCACTGTTAACATTTTGTCACGAATCATGGTCTGAATTATATTATCGACCTGAAGTCCGAAATACATATGAATTCCATCTTTTGTAACTAAACCATTTGCCAATCTATTTACATTTGGTTTTTCAAAAATAAAAACGGAAAATGGTTTATTTTCTTCAAAAATAAAATATTCCTTAAGTTCATCTAAATAAAGACAAATAGTATCAGCAACATATTCTCTAGAATGTTGTCTTTCTGTAATACTATGCTCATATCTAAAATCCAAATCAACAACCATCGGACCACCACTTTCTAGTTGTTTTTCAGTAAGATATTCCTTACATTTATTTTCAAAAATATGCGTATAATACAAATTATAAAACGTGTCGAGTTCTTCATCTGGAATAATGTATGAACCAGCATATATATTAGACTCTTTATCAGGTATTCTTGTATGAGTAATACTTACTGTTCCAGTATTATTGGCAGTATTCTTAGCACTATGCTTAGCCAAAAATTCAGGTAAATCTTTAAATCGAGACGATGAAGTCATATTATTTGTCATTATTGATATAATATAATAAGATTTTTCTATTTCATTTTTTTTGTTATTTAAAATGTAAAATAATATATATTATTTGTTTTAATTTAAAGAAAAAATAATATATTTAATATTTAAAAAATACATTTAAATATTAATCGATAATATAGTCATATGACAACATTTATATCAAAAGAAACAATTAATAGGCTTTTAAAGGATGTTAGAAGTATAATTAAAAGTCCTTTGACAGAACAAGGTATCTATTATGTACATGACGATTCGGATATGTTAAAAGGTTATGCTATGATTGTTGGACCATCTGATACACCATATTTTGGTGGATTTTATTTTTTCGAATTTAGTTATCCGACAGATTACCCTCATAGTCCGCCAAAATTAAAGTATTGTACTAATGGAAATGGTATTCGATTTAATCCAAATTTATATGTGTGTGGCAAAGTATGCGTTTCTCTTTTAAATACTTGGAAAGGAGACCAATGGACTTCTTGTCAAACAATTTCAACGGTTTTATTAACATTATGCACTTTATTATGTAAAGACCCACTTTTAAATGAGCCTGGTGTGAGTAAAGGACATAAAGATATGAATAATTATACTGAAATTATTGAATATTCTAATCTTAACATAGCTGTTTGTGATATTGTTAAAAAGAAAAAAGGTGTTTATCAACCATTTTTTGATAATTTTTATCCTTTTATTAAAGAAAACTTTAACAAAAATTATGATAAATTAATTGAATTCGCAGAAAAAAAATTAGCAGATTCAAATGTTCAAAATAATATGATTAGAACTGGATTTTACAATTTGAGTGTTTTTATTGATTATAATGATATTATAAAGAATCTAACCGAAGCTAAGCAAATAGCTGAAGTTTTATAATTTATTTACAATTAATAAAAAAATTGATATTAAAGTTATATAAATATAAATTGTAATTATAATATATAAAATGCACTTTTGTAATGTATGCGATAATATGTATTATATCCGTATTAATGCGGATGACCCTAACAAGCTTGTTTATTATTGCCGAAAGTGCGGCAATGAAGATTCAACTTTAACCACCGAAAATGTCTGTGTATCCAGAGTTCAGATTAAAAAAACAGAACAGTCTTTTAACCATATTATTAATAAATATACTAAATTAGATCCAACATTACCAAGAATTAATAATATTCTATGTCCTAATCCTGATTGTGCTACTAATACTAGTGGAAATGAACGTGAAATTATTTATATTAGATATGATGATGTAAATATGAAATATGTTTATTTATGCTGTGAGTGTGACACCGTTTGGCAAATTAAAGAATAATTATCAGCCTTTATAAATTATTATTTTAATTATTTATTTTATTATTTTTTATTTTATTAAAAAATTGAAATAATTATATTAAAAGTATCTTTAGTTAATATAGTAATAAGATGAGTGATTCTGAAAGAGATGATGATTATTCTAATTCTGAAAGTGATAGTGAAGTTGAAATAAATAAAAGTAATTTAAAGAAACCTATACAGTTAAATGAATTTAACGCAGTTAAAAAATTCGGTCAATATGTAGAAGAAGACTTAGATGATGCTGATGATGATGATGATGACGACGAAGAAATCATTGGAGGAGCAAATGATGATGCGTTAGAAGAAGGTGAGGTAAAGGAAGATTATAATGATGACGATGACGATGATGCGGTAGAACCAGATGATGATGACGATGATGCGGTAGAACCAGATGATGACGATGATATAGAAATTGATGAAGATGGTCAGGCAATTGAAAAAAAACCTAAAGCTGTTAAACCAACTAAACCAAAGAAAACAACACAATTAATTGTAGTTAATGATAATGATGATGATGACGATGATGATGAATATGAAGAAAATTATCTACAAAAATTTGATAGTGAAATTAATAAAAATTATATTACAGAATTTCATCCAGAGTGCTTGAACCATAACTCGGATGAAGTAGCCAAATTATCACAAGTAATTAGAGATGAACATAATATTATTATTGATCCACTACATAAGACATTGCCGTTCTTGACAAAATTTGAAAAAGCTAGAATTCTTGGTCAAAGAGCTAAGCAAATTGAAACAGGCTGTAAACCACTTGTACGAGTCCCTGAAAGTATTATTGATGGTTTTATAATTGCTGAATTAGAACTTAAAGAAAAAAAAATACCTTTTATCATTAAAAGACCTATTCCAGGAGGTGCGTTTGAATATTGGAATCTTAAAGACTTAGAAATTATAGATTTTTAGATATAAGTTAATATAATTATTATATTTTCATAAATAAATATTATGTATGAATATTTATTTATATTCATCTTTTCTTAATAAATTTTTAATAAAAAGGTGTAAATGATAAGTTAACGCCTCTTAGTAAATCTTCTTTTTACATTTTTTATGGGTTTATTTTTTCTTGATTTCATATTTTTCACAAGTCTATTTTTTCTTGAATATCCTCCTTTTTTTGGTAAAACACTAATTAATTCATTTATATTATTTTCCATATATGAGTCTGGGATTTGTGGCGGATTTTCTATATAATTTATTATATTATTTATTGTTAATTGTCCTGTTGAAGTACTTCTTCTTGAAGAAAGTTGTTGTGGAAGTGTATTAAATTTCTCTATTATTTCTGGTAACGCTGCTGTTCCATCATAAGTATTTAGTGTTGTGCCAGGTGTATTATCAATGTATAACATAATAGTTTTAAGATGTCCTAATAATTTTTGTTTATCTCCTGGAACACTACATATTATTGATTTTTCAAATCCCCTATCAATACCAGCTGTAATTCTAGCAACCTTTAATTTCCTAGCGTCATTATCTAATTCTGAATAACCAGGTTTAGTATTGAAATCTATTAACATAGGTAGATTATCTCTATCCTCAAAACAATCTATTCTTGTTGAAACATTTGAAAACATAGTCTGATCATATGTAAAACCAAATTTTTCATACATGCAAAGTCCACCCGTATTAGTATAGGCTAAGGCTAACTCCAGAACCGCAATTTGTTGAACTGGTATTAGTGGTTCTATTGAATTAAAAAAACAATTTTCTATTATTCTTCCGTCAGCCAATTGTGTGCTAGATACCTTTAAAAATCCATCGCCTTGAGGAAATGTAATTGGTCTCATAGGATTTCTATTTTCTGGATGTGATAAAATTGTATATAAAAATGCCCCCATTAAAACTGATCCTATTCCTTTTACAACAGGAGGGTCTCTAGGTTTGGTATCGGTACATATTAAATTTATAGAATATGCTGCTGGATATTTTTTACACTCACCAAGTTCAACAATTATAAACGCAACAATACCAGATAATCTATCTTTTGGTTTTAATGATACATTTTCTATTATTCTTGTGGAGGCTACTAAAATATCAAATCCAGCTTCATTTGATGTTAAATCAATAGCTCTTCTCACTGCGTTCATAGTATATTTAGAACCTATATCAGTACATATATTTTTACTTAAAAAATTAATAAATGCCCTCATATTAGCAGTTGATTCTCTAGAATATCCAGATGATTTTTCCATAATTCTGGTTCCTAATATATCTGGTCTATAAGTAGTATTATTAAGTATATCGTCTTTATTATATAAATGATAAGTTGTCAACGGGAAACTTGCTAATTTATCAACAGGAACTAAATTATTTACATTTTTACTAAATTCTGTGATAATGTCTTTTCTAAAAAAATAACTTGAATAAATAGTAGGAACTTCTTGTCTTCTAACGACACTTCTTTTTGAAAAGCTGTCAGATATAGCTGCTCTATTAAGAGGTGTTTGAGAAGAAATAATTCTTAATATGTCTTCTTTTTTTAATGGAATATCGGTTTCTTCATTAATAGAACGCTGTGGAAGTGGTTCAACTTTTTGTGTACCAATTATTGGTTCAGAAGATGGTTTTCTTCTCTTAATATCTTTTCTATCAAATACATTAGTTACATCTTCAGTTACATCTTCAGTTATATCTTCAATTGGTCTTTTTTGAGAACGTAGTTTCATATAAAATATTTATATTTTAATTTTTTTTTCATTTGTAATTTTAACACATCCTGAATTCTGAGTTTTCTCAATATATTTTACTTTTGTATATGTTATTTCAACGTTATTCAAATTTTTTAATTTATTTGTATTTTTTTTACATAGTAACGCACCTGCCTTTATTATGTAATTTTTTTCTTTATTTGATAATCCATTAGGAATATTCGCAACTATATGACAAGAAGAAACTTCGTTAGCATGAAACCATATGTCATCTGGTTGTCCGTAATCAATAACGTTAAAATTATCATATTTATTCTGTCCTATATGGAACATTATCTCTCTATTTAGTCCTTGAATAAAGATAATTTCTGTTTTCATTATGTTATTTGAAGTTAAAATAACGTGATTTTTACTTTCAATTTTAAAAATCAAATAAAATAACATATTAAAAAAATAATGATAAATAGTTATAATGTCTGATTCTATTTTGACTGATAAAATTTCAGAAACTATTACTAATGTGTTAAAAAAAACTATAGTATTTGATAAACTTGGAAAAATACAATTTTTATTTGGTACATTTGTAATAATATCTTCATTCGTTGGTATTACAAATATTTATTTAAATTATTTAACTTCAAATAAAATCACTAAATTTCTGGAGGATCAAGAAGACAAAATTTCTGGTATAATACAAGTTAATAATGATAATTGTATAAATAAATTAGAAAATAAGATAAATGAGTTAGAAAATAAAATTAGCACATTATTAGACACGCAAAATAAGACGTTAAATGATATTAGTTTTTCAATAAAAACTGATAAAAATAATAAAATAAATGTAAGCACATCTATGTCGTCATTTTCTCAGATTATAAATGTTGAAAATAATAATATTACTAAAATAGAATATAAAGAATCCTCTGTTTCACACGACAATACAATTGATAAGGAGGATAATGAACTACTAAATGAATATTATGATTACATGCCAATGAATAATCTAAAAAAAAATATCGGATTTAGTTGGTTCTCAAAATAATTATATTGAG